GATATAGAGTTGGCTTGTTGATTTGCTGATGCGGAATTAGTACCAATTGATATAGAATATGTATTTTGACCTAAATTACCCGCATATTGACCAATTGCAATTGATTGTGATCCTTGTGTTGTTTGACCCGCTTGTTGACCAATAGCAACTGCATAAGTACCTTGACTTATATTACCAGCACTGGTACCCATTGCAATTGCATTGGCGCCTTGATTTGTTCTACCTGCATTAGAACCAATTGCTATGGATGTGTTGCCTTGATTCGTATATCCAGATGCAAAACCAATTGCAACAGACTGTGTTTTTTGATTAAAATTACCTGCAAGATAACCAATTGCAACTGATGAAATGCCTTGACTTATATTACCAGCACTGGTACCCATTGCAATTGATGTTTGTCCTTGTGATGTTTGTCCGGCACCAGGACCAACTGCAACAGCTGATGCACCTTGTGATGTTTGTCCTGATAATACACCTAATGCGATTGAACTATCACCTTGACTTGTGCCACCAGACAAAGTTCCTATAGCAATTGCATTAGCACTTTGATTACTATAAGCAGTATTAGCACCAATTGCAATGGAGAATGCATTCTGGCTGTTAAATCCTGATGTTGTTCCTAGTGCTATAGATTGTATGCCCTGAGAGGTTTGTCCTGCACCACTACCAATTGCTACAGAATATGTTCCTTGATTTGAACTAGCTGCACCATCACCAATTGCTATTGAACTTGCACCTTGATAAGAAACACCAGCACCTGGACCAATTGATATTGCATTAGAAGATTGGTTTGCTGATGCGGTATTAAAACCAATTGCAATAGAATAGGCATTTTGAGATACACTACCGGAAAGTCTTCCTATAGAAATTGAAGACTGACCTTGACTGGAATTACCAGCACCAGAACCAATAGAAATTGCTTGATTTCCTTGACTTGATAGTCCTGCTGCATAACCTATTGCAATTGCTTGTGATGATTGATAACTATTACCTGCATAATTACCAATTGCAACTCCATATGCACCTTGAAGTGAACTTCCAGATTGATATCCAATTGCTACTGATTGGTTACCTTGACTTATATTACCAGCACCAGTACCCATAGCAACAGAATTGGCACCTTGATAATAAGATGCTGTATTGGCACCAATTGCTATGCAATATGTATTTTGACTTAAATTACCTGCATATTGACCAATTGCAATTGATTGTGATCCTTGTGTTGTTTGACCTGCTTGTTGACCAATAGCAATTGATGTTTGTCCTTGTGTTGATTGACCAGAAAGGTAACCAATTGCAACGCCGTATTGTCCTTGTGTTGTTTGAGCAGCACCAGCACCAATAGCAACTGCTTGTGATCCTTGACTTGTAGAACCTGATAATTGACCAACTGAAATAGATTGTTGTCCTTGTTGATAGTTACCTGCTTGTGTACCTAATGCAACAGAATTGGCGCCTTGTGAAGAGTAACCTGTATTGGCACCAACTGCAACAGAGAATGCACCTTGAGTTGAATTGCCAGCAGTAGTACCAATTGCTACTGATTGTGTGCTTTGATTTGTTTGTCCAGCATTAGTACCCATAGCAACAGAATTGGCACCTTGATAATAAGATGCTGTATTGGCACCAATTGCAACAGAGAATTGTCCTTGACTGTTATAACCAGATTGATTACCAATTGATACTGCTTGTGTGCCTTGTGTATTAGATCCTGCGGTAGCACCTATAGCAACAGAATTAGCACCTTGATAATTATAAGCAGCATTATTACCAATTGATATAGAATTGTTGCCTTGATAAGAATATCCAGTGTTTTGACCAATTGCAATTGATTGGTTACCTTGATTTTGTATACCTGCATAACTACCAATTGCAACGGAATAATTTCCTTGATACACTTCGGCAGACCACTCACCTATTGATACAGATGATGCCCCTTGATTTTGTAAACCTGAATTATATCCAATAGCTATTGACGAAACGCTTTGACTAGCCGATCCTGCGAGGCGACCAATAGCTATTGCTTGTTGTCCTTGTGCGGATAAACCAGCATTATATCCAATTGCAACAGAATAATTTCCTTGAACGACTTGTCCTGCTTGATCACCAATTGCAACGGATCCACTACTTTGACTTGTTTGCCCTGCTTGATAACCAATTGCTACAGCATAAGTACCTTGACTTATATTACCAGCACTGGTACCCATAGCAACAGAATTAGCACCTTGATAATATGATGCTGTATTGGCACCAATTGCAACAGAGAATGCTGACTGGTTATTTGATCCTGCAAAATTACCTATTGATACTGCTTGTGTGCCTTGTGTATTAGAACCAGTTTGTACACCTATAGCAACAGAATTAGCACCTTGATAATTATAACCTGTACTATCACCAATTGCAACACCTGAAGATCCTTGGTTTATTTTTCCGGATTGATATCCGATTGCTACTGATTGCGTTCCTTGCGATGTGGATCCTGAAGTATCACCAATTGCAACTGAAGATGCACCTTGAGCTATGTTACCGGTCGATAATCCAATTGCTACTGATTGGGCTCCTTGACTTGAAGATCCGGCAGTTTTACCAATCGCTACAGAGAATGTGCCTTGACTTGTTTGTCCTGCTTGATATCCAATTGCTAATGCTTGGCCACTTTGACCTATACCGCCGGCGTTAGTACCAATTGCAATCGAATTAGCACCTTGACTACTATAAGCAGTATTGGCACCAATTGCTACAGAGTATTGTCCTTGAGTCTTGTTACCCGATGTGGTTCCTAAAGCTATTGATTGTGTTCCTTGTGTGTCCCATCCAGCTAACTGACCTATTGATAATGAGTATGATCCCTGATTAGTTACACTCGCACCATAACCGATTGCTACTGATCCCAAACCTTGATTTTGATTTCCGGATAATGTCCCGATTGCAACAGAATAATAACTTTGACCGGCCTGCCCAGCTTGAGAACCGATTGCTACACATTGTGATGATTGTTGATAATTGCCGGCATAATAACCTATTGATACTGATCCGTACCCTTGAGCGTAATTTCCAGAACCAGAACCAATTGCTACTGATTGGTAACTTTGACCGGCATTTCCTGAATTATAACCAATTGCTACTGATTGGTAACCTTGATATGATTGACCTGCATACAGTCCAATTGATACAGATTGTGTTGCTTGACTTGTTTGACCTGCTTGATCTCCTATAGATACAGAGGAAAGTCCTTGGTTTAATTGTCCTGCTTGTGCTCCAATGGCAACAGAATTGGCGTTCTGAGATACTTGGCCGGATTTAATACCTATAGTTACATTAGCTGTTTCAACTCTAACATTACCATTAACTGTACCGCCAAGTGTTAGTGATACATAATTGGAATTAGCGTATTGAATGTTGACTGCATCAGTAGATAATATGGGATTCGCAATGTTTGATGCTGTTTGATTGTTATTGTCTAGGCCGAATTTGGCCACAAATCTTTTAGTAGACACGATTCCCTCTCCTCGTTCTTATTATTTTTAAACTGTTACTGATGTTCTGACAATCTTTACTGTCGCACTTGTATTATTTATAGGAGTTGTCAATAAATTTAAGTTACCTGAGGTAATATTTACATCAAATGTTGCTAATGTTCCTGATGTGAATAATGTACCAAATTCAGTAATAAACGTATTTGCTCCGTCATGTAGAACAAGTAATTCAGAAGTTTGATAACTTGTTCCTGTCGTAAACTGTACTGTATATTTTGCTGATCTGTATATAGATGTAGAGAAAAGGTCAATTACTTGATTCGCAGTATTTGTCGTTAATGAGGCCACATTAGAGAATATCAAAGAATAACCAGCAACATTGACACCAGCCCATTGCGGAGTTGCATTTTGTCTTATGTCTTGTGGAGAATTAATAGTTAATGTATTTGATGTTCCTGAAATGGTTACACCAATTGTACTATTAAATGTTATACCACCACTAATAGGTACAGCTGAACCGGATGTTCCTACAAATATATTTGATGATGTGTTAGCTCTTGTGTATGCTAAATTAGCCTGTGAATATGCTTGGTTAGCAGTATAATATGCCGCATTAGCTTGTAGGTAAGCTTGATTAGCGGTAAAGTAACCAGAATTAGCAGTAAAGTATGCTGAATTAGTTGTAACATATGCCGCATTAGCTTGTAGGTAAGCTTGATTAGCGGTAAAGTAACCAGAATTAGCAGTAAAGTATGCTGAATTAGTTGTAGCATATGCTGAATTAGCAGTATTGAATGCTCCACCGGAATAAGTGTAAATTGCAAAATCGTTAGCTTGTAAGAATGTATTTGCGTTTGCTAATGCTAATGATGTTGCAATATTTGATGTGCTGCTTAAATTACCTAGATCACTTTTAAATTCATCAGTTAGAATTCTATAGTATTGGCCGTTTATAACATCATTCATTTCCCAGAGCTTATTAGATTCATTCCATCTAATAATGGCATTACCTGTATTAGCTGTTCTGTATACACCTATAACAGCATTTTGGTTGGATACGCCTACTCCAAAATTCATGATAAATGAATTTGAACTATAGACTGTACTACCAGAAATGGTAAAGGTACCTTGTACGGTCATAGCACTAGCTACATTTATACCACCAGAATTAATGAAAATGGTGTTGTTTATACCACCTAGGCCAACAATAACACTATTTGCTACTACTGCGTTTGCGGTAACATTTGCGGTTTTATTTGTTATATTTCCCGTTACAAATAAATTGTTTGCAAATGAAACATCACCACCAGTTGTGTATAATTTATATCCTGGAGAAGTTGTTGCACCTATTGTGACATTACCTACATTATCAATAACAAAAGGACTAATGTCACTATAATCATCACTAATAACCAAACAAGCGCCAGAACCAACTTGTGAAATTGTTAATGCTGGTGTTGATCCGTTGGCTGATATACTGTTATTGTTAGCAATAACATTGAAACCTTGATTACCAACAAGGTTTAATTTATAATATAATGTATTGGTTGTTCCTATGGATACATTACCGTTCTGATCAACAATAAACGGAGATGGATCCAAACCACCAGAGTCGGATATTTTAAGTGAAGCGCCAGATCCAGATTGAGCTATAAAAACAGCTGGTGAAGAAGAACTAGTTGTTATCTGTGCAATACCGGGAGATTGTATTGCTAAAGTTCCGGCGAATATTGATTGATTGTTTACAACTAATCCTAATGTGGGATCAGAAAGATAAAGAGTTCCTGTTGATTTTACATAGTTATTTTGTGCAAGGAAATTATTTTCAGCCACCAACTGATTGGTGGATACCATTAATTCTCCAAAAGTGTTTGAATAACTTAGTAAAGTAACTGGTGTTCCTATATGATTAGCCATTTGATCCCTTATCTAATAGTTGTAATAATAATGATTTTATTTCGGATACATTATCTTTTAGATCATCGATCTCCGACCTTACTTTATTTAGTTCTTCTTTTTGATTGTGTATCATTCTCACTTTACTATAATAATCATTTCTTGATGTATCATCATTATTAATCAGAGCCATACTTTCCGTATCTCTGACGAATGATGTTCCTTCCACTTTAACTAAAGCCATTAGACAATACCTGATCCTGGTGGCAACGCTAGAGTTCTTAAATCATTCAATATAGGTGATTTAGATTTATCTCCAGTTGTCAATACAATCTTAATTACAAATTGTCTAAATGAAGTGTATGTATTTCCTACAGTATTTGTATACGAAACACTATTATTTGCAACACCACTCAAGAATGCACCTGGTGCATATTCATATTCAACGTAGTCTGATCTTGTCTTTGAATATACATTATTGTTGGTGACCTGTGTCATTAACTGCCAAGTTTGATTTTCTAATATATCTGTATCAGAAGCATTTAATATTCTGTAATAGACATAAATGTTGGTATTAATAGGTTTGTATGCTGTGCAATAAACTCTTAAATCACCAGAATCATTACCGGCATCCAACACAACTTTCTTGGTTAAATATCTGCATACCGCATTTCCGCCCGTTGGCTGATCTTCACCGGTAACAGTAACAACTGCATTTGTGTTTCCACTTCTTGTTGTTGGATCTGTTATTGTTATTGTTGGTGTAGTTAAATAACCAGAACCAGCGTGAGATGGATATAATTTTGTTATAGTTCCGTTAGCATCTATTGTGCAAGTTAAAACACAAACATCATTTCCTACATCAGGAGCGCTTGTTGAAATGTATATTGTATTTGCATTATAACCTGTTCCACCATTAACTATAGAAATAACATGGGGTAATATTTCCATGTTATTGATACTATCTGTTACAGTTAGAACTTTTAACATATCATCACTCAATACAGGACTAACTGAAGCATCACTAGAAGCCAGTGAGGTGTTTAGTATGAATGATGTATTAGAGTGTTGCATCAATACTCTCGCACCAAGTCCATCATCAAAGAAAATATCACTGGCCATAGGTGAACCTAATCTTCCAGGATAAACAACAGCTGGATCTGTTACCGTACCTGTTTTCGTTAGAGCAGTCTGATATGTATATCCTATTGAAGTTGCAGTAGGTATAAAATCAGATGTGGTTAAGTTAAACGAATTATAAATCGCATTCGTTGAGAAAGTATTATGTGTAGCTGATACTGTGTAAGGATTTACAAAATAATCAACAGACTTTTGCATTAACTTTCTGAAAGGCAAACCAGCTGGAATAATAAAAGGTATTGTTGGTGATACGGAAGTATTGAATACACAATTGGTAATAGCAAACATCATTTGTTTAGTTTGATCTGCTGTCCATGTTATAGAATTTTGAGACTCAAACAATGCACCACAGTATGGGGCTGCACCAATATTAGTTGCCCCCATTCCGGCCAATGGTGTTGCATTCTGTTGTGCATAATATAAGTAGTAATCAGCGCAATTTGATTGTACAACAATTGCATATAGTACACCTGGTTCTATGTAAACTGGAGCACTAAAGCTGAATTGAACATAAGTGTTTGCATTTGTTACACTTGGTGACGCACTTACATATGGTATAATATCAGCAGGATTTTTAACAACTGTTGAATAATTCAATGTTTGTCCATTAGGAACACCATTTACTGTTCCAACTATGGAAAGTGTTACAGGAGCATTCAAAATAGTGGATAGAGTGTTTGCACTTGATCCTGCAAAGAACAATTTCACAGAAGATATGAAAGCACCATTAGGATAATTGTCTTTTGATATTATGAATGTCTGTGCCAAAGGATCAGATATACCTTGTGGTCTAGGTGTTGTTGACACAGCAACACTATAATCTATAGGTTGGATGCTCTTATTAGCTGAATCAATTGAAGCTGAAAGTATTGTTGGATCTTGAATACTTCCCGCTAAGAATACACCTTCAGCCCAAGTTGTTGCTGATGTAGATTGAGAAAGAATATTTCTATTGTCTACTCTAAATGTTTTATTACCACTCAAGAAAATAGATCCTGGGCAATGGAATACAGCGACAAATTCTCCGTTTTCATTAGAACTTAATGCTGGTACTCCTCCAGAATTAATTGCTCCGGCAACACTTTGAACTTGACCTGTTATGGTATAAGTTGAATTTAGTGTTCCATATTTTTGATTATATCCTAATGATACACTAATAGGTCCATCTATAACAGCAGTTCTTGTTGAACCTGTATAACTAGTTATATTTGCTGTGAATCTATCAATTGCAGTTAAGTAAACAGTACTGTCGATTGACTGTACTTGGTTTATTACACTATTTTCATAGGTAGAAACCTGGTATTGATAATAAACTGGATATGTGTAATATACAGGATAATCATAGTATACAGTATAATCATAGTATACAGTATATGTACTTGTTTGCCAAGTGCCAATACCATCAGAGTCTCCAGGATAAGTTGCCTCCCATACTTGTGTTGTAACATCATAAGATGATGGAACTTGATATGAACCTGTTGCATAATACATTCCTGTTGCTAGGTATGAACCGGTTAAGGTAACAGGAGGATAATATACCGCACCATAATCGTGTCCGTAGACATGAGTTGTGGTTACTTGAATGGTACATCCTGTATAGAAGTTATCAATATTAGAAGCATTTGAATCTAATGTTAATTGTTTACAACCGGTATAGAATGCTCCACCTAATGGCATGTTATATTGTTGTGCTACATTATTGTTATAAGTTCCTGGTGTGGATAGTGAATCCCACAACAATAAAGCAGTTCCATCATAGATAGCAACCGCTATACCAGCCTGGAATGGAGCGCCGAATGAATTCTGAGCATACCAGGATAATGTATGATTTCCTGCTGTCGAAACAGTCAAAGGTATTACTGTTGGTTTATAAGGACTTGAATTTGTTACGACAGAAACACCATCAAAATAGACAGTTGAAGGTTTTACTACAGATGATGTTGCAGATACATATAGAACATATTGTCCAGCAGTTGGGAAATTAATTGTATAAGGTGTTGATCTTATATCATAAGTTGCACTATTATTCTGATCACCCCAGACCGCATAATTATTAAAGAACGTACTATATCCATCAGCACCAACTGTTCCTACAACTAAACCTGCACTATCAACATATGGAGATTGAATCGATATTTTTGGTGTCTTATAGAATGTTGGAACTATGTTATTTACAGATGTGTAGTTTCCACCAACACCAGATACGGAACTGGTTACATGTAAGCTATAAATGCTATTGGCGTTAAATGTTACTGTTCCACTAGCTGTTGAATTTACATATTTACCAGATGCATCAAAGTTAGCACTTATTAATTTTGTTGTGGATACAGTAGGAGTATAAGATGACAAAGAAATCAAATATATTCTTGCATTTGTAGTATCTGGGTAATAATATACCGATAATACACGACCAATTGGGAAGAATTGTGTCACGTTATTTTCGTAGAATCCGACAACATCATCTACTTTAAAAGTTCCTTGAACCCCTGTTAATTCTATGGTGTTAGGTGCTGACATATACTGGTCGACCAATTGTCCATCGAAGAAACATGTTAATTTAGAGTTTTTTAACAACCCTCTTGCGTAAATTCCAATGTCTTGTTGTCTAATGTAAGTTGCAACCTGATTATTGTTAATCACACCATTATCAACAGATAAAGCTCCTGCCGTAGTTGATGTGGTTGATGTTGTAGATAATCCCATCAATTGACTTTGATAATTGGTGGATACTTGTAATCCTGTATCCTGCTGGTTGTAAGTTGATACACCAATAGGAGAATAAGCATCGCCTGAATTCAATAGATTATTTCCTCCATTATATTGATTAAATTGCATATTAGGAGTATTAATCAATAAATCCGGTGGTTTAATTGAATTGAACCAATTATCAGCGGGTGGAATAAGTGATAGTGTTCCTTGTTCTGTGATTACAGAGAATGGATTGATACTAATTGTGTTACTTGCCCATTTCTGAACGATAAAGTCTGAAGTGGTATAAGGTAGAGTGAAAATATTTGTTCCAGAAGAACCTATACTGTGAACTTTATATGTTGTTGCAGTATTAGCAGCAAATTTTAATACTAATGGATTCTGTAATTGAAAGTTAGAAATGTGTTGTTGTGGACCTAATTTTCTATTTCTTATATCAATTTTAGCTGAGAATCCAGGATATGCTGAATCTGAAACTGAATAATCACTAAAACTATCAACAAGAATACCATTTTTATATCTATTAATATTGTTGTTATCTGGTACCTGTATATTAGAAGCACTAGATTCTAATGCAGAAAGTGCTGTATAGTATTCCAAATTATTAACTTGGTTCTGCAATTCCGTTATATCAGATTTTGCCCAACGCTTGTGTAATACTTTGTTTAAAGTTAAATTTGGAATAGGAGTTTGATGATTAACAATATCACCAGGAATATAAGAAGTATAAGGATCTAAAAATATATTAGCTAGAACTAGTGTTCCCAATGGTTCTTTAGGTAAAATGGAGTTTATAGCTGGTGTTCCATAAACTATATTAAATTGACCATCTTTTGTTAAGACTAATTTATCTTTTCTGGACAGATAATATGCGTAATTATGTTGAAAGTATGAAGATACTCCAGGTGTAGGAATCATCATACCCAGAGAACTCAAACTGTTATTGTATTCCCATACATAAGACGCCTGCCCGTTTATTCTAGAAGGTCTAAAATCGATACAATCTCTTAAATTATAAATGTTTCCGTCTTTAGCTGAATAGGATGGAATTGTAGTATAATTCGGATAAGAATTTACATTGAAATAACCATCGCCGCCTGAATGTAGATAGTAATTATAAACAACAAGAATATCATTTTTTGGTGGTGACAATCCAGCTTTCAATTTTATTGATGCGAAATCATAATAATTATCTCTTTGACCATTATCTAATGTAAAATAATTTGTTATATCATTGAAAGATGTTAAAGATGATCCGGCTGAAGGTATTGTACCTTGTGTACCCAGGTCATAAATTTTTACTATATCGGTTAAATCGGTTACATATAAACTAATAGATCCGTAACCAAGACTTGTATATGGAATATATGTTTGTCCTGTTGGATTATTATTAATATCGGTAGAAATATAAGTATTAGCTAGTCCTGATACAGCGGTAAGTGTTCCAGCTGTTGATACTAATCCACTAACAAGATTTTTGGATTTTTTTATTGTGGTATAAGCATCACCATCAGTTACCTTTAACTGTGATATAACACTAATTGTTGAACTAGTGTATTGTGAGGCATAAACTGATGATGTAAATGTAGCTGTAGATCCTAATACCGTTACAGTATTACCTGAAGAAGTAAAATCTAAAATATTTCCAGTATTGGTATCAACAATAAGGAATGTTTCCTGGAATGCAGAATTATTTGTTCCTCCACCAAATGTTCCCTGTCCACAAGAGAATGACATTCCTGATGGAGCTGTTATTTGTAATTGACCGGTAATAATATTGAAATTTTGATTTCTGAATATTTTGGACGTATAATAACTTGAACCTCCGGAAGCTGAAACATAACTTGAACCAATATTAAAGATCAATTCTGGTGATGTTGCGTTATTGAGTATTGTATATCCAGTTGGATTTCCGTTTACTTTACCTGTATTATTGATATTAGTATTAGCTGTTAGTGCATATGTAGGATTAGAAGATCCTGTCAGTGATTTTTGTACGATACTTTCTACCAGATTAGTTTGTAATGAGATAGAGAATGTTGTCGAACTATCTGGTGTGACATAGAATGGAGAATTCAATGTAAATGTTTTGCTGCTGCCAGTAACAGAGTAATTTGTTATTATTTTCGCAGATTCATTAACACCCGAAACAAGAAGTGAATCTGTTCCTCCGGTTATTGTTAACTTAGCACCATAATATGCATTGTTGGTATTAGAGAAGTTATTTGTTGTATCAACAATTGTTATTGTTGTATTTGTAGCTGTGCTTACTTTACCATTCAGAGTTATGGTTTGAATATCATTGACATATGTGTTAAACAAATATCCATTTGGGTTTGTTCCATTTAATGCATTTTGGAATACAAGGTTTCTTATGAATCCAGTTCCAACTAGAGTTGAATTATAAGTATTTGCTGAAGATAAATTTATATTAGCTGAAGGAACACAATGAAAATCAACTTGTGGCATAGTTGTATAATCAAACAAACCTTTCATTGAATCTGTAATGAAATAACTTCCAAAATCCGTATGGAAAGAATTTCCTGCAACAGTTTGTGTGTTTTGTGATCTAGGTGAATTGATGGTTATAGGACTATTATTCTCAACTCTATATCCATGCACATATGCTACACCCGGACCAATTGTCAAGTTATAAGTTGTAGTGTCTCCTGGTATAGATGATGCAGTTATTTTGAAGTCATTTACGATATAATCTCCATTTGTCTCATAATCTCTTTTTGCGAAATAATCTTCAAATGAAGAAGTGAAACTTTTTCCGTTAACAATTTTTACCAAACTTCCGCTATTGATTCTAACCAACTCAATAAAGGATAGACTTTCTGTTCCCGAGTCAATAGGGTAACTAGCAAGAGTTAAATCGATTTTATATCTATCTGCACCAGGTGCCTGATAATTCGAAGCACCAACTGCCTCATCCAGAAGTGATGTGTCTGTAATATAATCAACAATAGATTCAACAACATTAAGGCCAATTCTACCCGTGGGTGCATTATCATACTTATCTAAGATAATAGTCTGGGGAGCAACATTTACAAAATTGCCTATTGAATACTTTGAATATGTTCCATCTGGATTTTGAACATTGGATTGAGACCATCCAGTAACCACATAAAAAACACCTTGACTTATTGAAGCAACGGATGAATAACCTGTAGAGGTGGTGCCACCTGTTGTACCAATAGTGATAGCAATTTGATTGCTTCCATCTGTTGTAATAACAGACATATTATCTGAAAATACTCCACCAGAAAGATATGTAATTACCAATGTAGGAGGATCTCCAGGATTTGAAGCTGATCCTGTTGCTTCAGCAGTAGCTATAACTTTAGCTAATATAGTTCCAGTTACATCTGTTATGTTTTTATTCAAGAAATTTGCTGCTACAATTTGTGATCCATTATATGTTGTGTTGAGTTTAAGGTAATAACATTTAACATTTGTTGTTACTTGGCCACCAGTAACAGGAGAATTCTGAGAGAAAAAACTATCCGCTAAATTGGATATTTGATTCTGTAAAATTGTTTGAGATTGTGTTAATTCTCTAGCTTGTACTGCTACGCCTGGCTTAAAAAGTATACGATGGAAATTTTTGCTAGGATCAAAATCATCATAATACGGATTGACGTTAAAATTTAGTGCCATTTTGTTACCTTAATATCCTAATACTAATTTAAATTGTTCAATTCCATCAGAACTTCTTTGTATTCCTGATCTATTTTCTATATATGCTAGATAACCTGAGACAGGTATGAAATCTGGTGTCATATATGATATTAAAACTTTAGAAGCGCTAGATGATGATCCTACAACTGCTTGATTGACTGCTAAAGTTCCTTTAGTATTTATCAGACTCAATACACTATTAAATGCATCAAAATCTAAAACTGTACCAGTAAATGTTGAAGATGTTAGTGTTGATCCTTGGAAGACAGTTTCACCTATTGTATATTTTGTTCCTGTGCTTGATAGAACTAAATCGGTGGAACATTTGTATATATTCGAATTTGCTACAGAAGTTGTTAATTTTGATGTTGGATTTACTAATATTCCCATTTGGTAATAGGTTATGTCAGTTGGCATATAATTTATGTTATTATATGTCTCAGTTCCATTAAATTCTACTGTAATCATCACATGATTGCATCCAAGTTCAGACATAGGATCCCAACTGTGTCCCCCAATGGGTGAAACAGTATTTGCAGAAATTACAACACCATTACCTGATGGTGATTGTATTGTTGCAGTAGCATAGGTATAATTTGATCCTGGATTTGTCACGATTATATCGGATATTACATTACCTGATAGAGCTACATTAGCTGAAGCTCCAGTTCCATCTCCAGTTATATTGACTAATATATCACCTAATGAAGGGTTGTAACCTGTTCCTCCATTTAATACATTGATAACATCTAAACTACCATAACCATATTGACTTTTAATTGGATTAGGCCAATTAAAATTGAAAGGTATAGGCATCCAAGTAGAGTCCATAAAATTCACTTTTTGTTGTGAACTTATACTGTACATGTATTTCCACTTGTAACCATCTCCACCTGTGTAGATATTATTTGTGGAGTAATATCCTGGTTCAAAATATGGTTCTACTGTAGATTGACTACCATTATTATTCCACAAACATTTGAATACTTGATCATACTTGTTCTTAATGTAAAAATTATACACTAAGTAACCGTTTTCATCAGTAATTGTCATCTCTTTGTCATCTCTGTAATAATCATAGATGGTGTTTGCGGACCAATCATTTCTATGAACTACAGGAGATATATTGTTTGTTGTTATCAACTTAGCAACAAATGCATTTTTTAGAAATTTTTTAACTGAATACTGATCTTGGGTTGGTGTCGGTGGATTATTATCATCTGGCCATGGTGTCACCGAGGAAAGTACGCAATACAATTGAGATAGATTAACTTCGTTATCTTCACTACCTTCTATATAAGAAGAAGGAGCGTAGGCCATCTGTACTACAGTAGTATTTTTTAAACCTGATGTTAGAAGTGATATATTTGCCATGGTTTTATTTATTACTCAAATTAGGTTACATTAATGATTGCGAAGTTTAATATCAGAGTATCTGCCGCATTTGATCCGGATGGTGTTCCATCACAGTTATCTATAACAACAACAAAGCTTCCCGGTGAGACTGCATTCACACTAACATCATAATTTACTGATGCACCACTTGCAATATTAATAATAATAACATCTTTTGCACTGGTAACATATGTATTGTATACTGTAAATGATACTGCCGCACCTTTATTTAAATTCGCACCACTGGTCGTGATCTGTCCAGTTCGACCATTTGCATAAACAGCAGTTGATTTATTGGTTAACTGTGTTACTGTTGTATTGTTATAATTTGCATTATAGTGAATGGTGTTTGCAATGAATAGTGATGTATTCTGTGCATAGTTAATAGCATTAGCTGCATATGTAACAACGGTTGTTAGTGCATTAGAACCAACGGGTGTTGTTGCTAATATAATCTGTGTTCCTTTCTGTGTGTCTGTGTAGTTCTCAAGTGCAACATAATCCATCTTTGCACCACCAGAACCAACACCAGAACCAAATCCTGTTGCACCATAACCATTACCACCAAATCTTACTATCGTATCTCCTGCTTGTGTTGCGGTAGGATTCTGTGCAGTACCTCTCATGGAACGACCATTGAAAAGTGCATATGTACTATTTGATGCACCAGCAGAATCAAGAATTACTTTGGCATTATAACCATCTTTACCTGTTAATTGTAACAATGTACCATCAGCAATAGGTGCTTGGGTTGCACCATTAGCGGAAGCAATAATGTTAACAGCAGCACTATTTGCAGCAAATGTGGAGTTGTTCATTGTAATTGAACCAGTCAACGCAATACTACCAACTGCTGAAATACTACCTGCAATATTAACTGTTCTTAAATCATCATTCAAGAACAACATCTGTGTTGCAACAAGAATATTGTTGTTTGCGTATACGACAGAACCATTTGCCTTTCCGTATGCAGGTCGATCTATAATCTGAACACGAAGTTTACCTGATGTTGCATTCGAAGATACTACTTTTGCGATCTGTATAGATGCATTGGCATGATCTAATGGAGCAGTATTTGCCATTGTACCTGCACCTGGAGTTGCAGTCAAGAACAGTATATCACCAGTAGTGTACATTGAAGTATTACAACCTTCAACAATACCACTACTATAGGTGTAACCGTAAGCTCCATTTGCAATTGCATTCTTCACATAACCGGAAGCCAAAGAATTCGCCGCCGTTGTTGCATCAGCTAGAGTAACCCAAGGAATATTATTAGATGTTACATTACCTTGTAATCTTACAACAGATCCAGCAGGAATGGTTGCACCGGTCTGATTGTATACTCTTTCATACAATACTCTACCTATACCTGGTCTATCGCCTGCAATATCAGTATCATTTGTTAATGACTGAATATCACCATTATACCATATCTGACCAGATGTTTGTGGTGGTGGATTTGATGATGATTGAGAGAAGAATTGTAGTGTATTTGCTTGTGTTGTTATTGTTGTTATATTTGAAAAGAAAACATTACCTAATGATGTGTTAGCTGTAATTGATCCTAGAACAGTAATATTTTTCGAGAATACTGCATTGTTGGAAGATATATTATCATATGAAACTGTAGTTCCAAAGGTATTTGCAGTCAAATTACCAGTTATGGTTAATGAACCATTAAATCTTCCTGTTGTATTAGCAAGATAATTTGATTGTATGAAATTATTGGTGGTATCTGTGTAGTTTTTAGATAATGTTAATGTCGAAGCAATATTGGATTGTAGAAATGTATTTGCAGTATCAGTATATGATTTAGCTGAACTTAAAGTTAATGCATCATTGGCTTTTAAGAATGTATTGGCTGTATCGGTATAAGTTCTAGACAAAGTTAATGTTGTTAAATCATTAGCCTGCATATATGTGTTTGATGCAGCTACAGATCCATCAGAAAGTATAAAGTTTCCAGTTACAGTAACATTGCCTGTAAATACGTCTTTATAGAAATATGTGCTGTTGTTGCCGAATGTCGCCACAACATTACTAGACTTTGTACCACCAATAATAATTGATACATTAGCACCTTTTGATGCTGTTCCTACAACAAGATTACCATCTGAAGAATAATCACTTGAACCATGCACATACAAATAACCATCAAGAGATTTCATTGAAGAGAAATTAGGATCACTAAAAGTCGATCCATTGATGCCCATGTCGATATAATTGTTTGCTTGTGTGCCGATGTTAGCAGTAGCAACAAAATCTGAGGATCCTGATCCTGTGATGTTCTGTAGGTTGATTTGTAAGAATGAGGAATCAAATGCAGCAAACTGGGATATAGTATTGGTGAATAAAAGAGGATTTCCACCCACATTTAAAATTTCATTAGAATATAAACCTTGTGCTAGAGTGTGTGCAGTAAATTTACCAGTTACACCTGATGGTATATCGACACCCACAAACAAACTATTTGCGGTATTAGCATTTAGTTGGGTAAGTAATGGTAATTCTGAAATTTTAACTGTAGACATTTTTTTATCCTAGTAATATTAATCTTCCGTCTTCGGTCGTTATTGTTTGTCCTAATTCATTCGATATTTCTGGATAATAAGCATATCCAACTTGTCCATATATTCTAACTTGATCTGATGTAAGTGTGCTGTATGCTACAAATGTTCTGTTTACTGAAACAAAAGTATTAGAATAACTTAGTATTCCGCCAGCTGGAGCAATAACTGATATGGTATTCGCTGCATAATTTATTTGAGTTATAGTAAATACTGCATTTGCATGTGATACTTCAGATATTAAAGTGTCTGTTCCATTTTCCAGTAATATTGAATATAATCCATCTTCAGTTGAAAAATCATTAGAATCAGGATAGTTACTAATTTTTAAATTATCCCCAACATAAGCTATATCTTTTAAAGGATAATTAGGATCACTATAAACACCATCATTGATTATGTTATAAGCACCTGTTAATACATCAATATTTATAACATTGGATCCAGCGGTGATGTGTGTGTAAGCTATATTAGAGAAAGTCAACCAAGTATTTGTTGATAATGTTACTTGGTTACTTGTAGCATTAACCGAAAGAACAGAAGATCGTACATTTGGTCCATTTGTTGGTGTTAATTGTATTATACTATTGGTGTATATGAAATTGTTTAGGTTTGCACCATCTATGTTATTGAAAGTAATGATATTGTTACTTTTATTAACAAAATCAGTTACCATTGTCACATAACTTCCTACTATACCAGAAGCATTAGCACTATACAATGGTCTTCCAGTTAATAATTCATCTTCTGAACGAACTATAAAATCAGATTGAGATTTTGCAGAGAATCTTCCTAGAACCTTCAATCCAGCTGGATGTAACAGATTCAACAATATATTCTTATATTTTGATATTTCTTTTTCTACAGTTAATTTGTAGGTGAAATTATTATAATCTTCATTTTGAAGTACACTATAAGAACTTGGTTGTCCACTTGTGTCTAGATACTGTCCTTGACCTATTACCAGTCCGTTTAGGAATTGTGCAACCGCTTTTGCTTTACCATCACCGTAACTATTAAATCCATATATTCCTATATTTGTATCATAAGAATATGACAAAGTTAGATTGCCTATTTTTAATCCAAGACCATTTATAGTATCTGAAATAATTTTATTATTAGTTATGGTAGCATTAACTGGATTATTATTTACATTATAAATTGTTTTGTTGGGATCAGGATAAGTGTTATAGTTATATACTCTTAAATTATAGTATGATACATTTTGTATAGTTGTTAAGAAAGTTACAGATTCAACATATGCGTTCCATGTTGAATTGTTTAAACTCGAACCTTGATATACAACATCTCCTTTTTTTGGGAAATTGGAAGGAGATAAGTTATGTACAATAAAATCTTGAATTTTTAATGATAAATTTGGTGCAGAAGTATAGTCCTGTCCGTTGTCAATAACATTAATTGTGGTAATTTGTCCTGCTTGACTGGTTACTCCAGATAATACTGCACCAGCACCAAGTATACCAGTAACAACAAGAGAAGCTCCTGATGCTGAAGAATTGGCTGATTTTACACTCAATGTAGGTAAAGAATCGGATTTATATCCCATTCCTCCGAGAGGATATGTCAAATTTCCTTGATAGTATGTTACTTCGGTTATTGCACCTGATGGTGTTACATTAGTAACATTAGCGTATGCACCATAACCAGATCCTCCGCTAAAAACAATTGCGTCATTTACTCGGTATCCATTACCTCCACCTAAAACTTGGATAGGAGAAAGTATACCCAGTTTGTAAATATGAGCAGTATCCGATATGTCAGATGTTGATGTTGCAATATCTGTATCATATACAGCTAAAGCTTGGATTTTAGGAGAGGTTGTTAAACCACCACCACCATTTTCTACTGCAACTTGACCTATAGAATAAGTTTGAAATGTTACAAAATCTAAACCATTTGATAATTTGGTATTTGCATTAGCGGATGATTTTGTAAATGTATAACTACCAGACCCTATCGTAATATTTTGAGCTAACTGTAAAGTGTTAATAGGTGCATAGGTTAAATTTGCTGCAGAACTTCTGGTATTAGAAGGAAATGTTATTACAGCTCCATGTGCATTAGCATTAGAAGAAACTACATTCGCTGACAATCCTAAAATTGTATTTTCATCCGTACCTGAAACATAATTTACTTGTAGTATTTGTCCTAAGTTATTAACTAATTTAACATCAGCTACATGATAATTAACACTCTGATAATTTACATAAATTGGATCATTATTTTGATAACCAAATCCAGGATTGCTGATATTAGCATAAGGCAACAAAGATGATAATGTTATTGAAACCGCAGCAATAGGAGCATTTTGAGATAAGTCTGGAAATACAATTTGTGTATTTGGATCAGTTCTGTAACCCCATCCACCATCAACTACTTGTATACTTTGTAATATACCGGTCGTAACATCACCAACTTCAGCTTTAGCTCCTACCGGATTTAATATTTCGGCATTTAAACCACCGTACACAACAACAGGATAATATTGTTGGTAGTAAGATCCTCTATTTGAAGGATCAATATTAATTTGGCTTATCTGACCTACTAATTTAGCTCTAAGTAGTTCTGATCCGGGAGTTCCTTTATCTACTCTATTTCCATTTAAAAAATAAACATCTTGATAATTATAATCAAGAATTTTTACATATTCACCTGATAGAAATAATCTCTGTACATCCGAAATAAATATTTCGGTTTTTAAACCATTTTGTAAAGCAGATTCAATAACCGCTAATGATTTTGATGTTTCACCAAATATTCTATAATTAGCTATAGATAAGAAGTTAGGGTCATCTGTTGCTAGTTTTAGACTTCTTGGAACATACCAATTACCCGATGATGCTTTGAATACAAAGTCTTTGGTGTAAACTATATCACAATCAGAGTTATACAATACTCTGAATAGAAATTGATAAGAAGCAGGAGTTCCTTTTGTTTGATATAATTCTTTTGCAAATTTTAATGCTTTTGTTTTACTGATTAAAGCATCTTCAGGGAAGTAAGGTAAGAAATCATTGATAAAATACTGCATGAATTGATCAGTAGTTTTATCAATATCTTGATAATTTGGAATATTTTTAGAATAATCCAATACATTACCTTCCTGCTCCAACCATTGATAGTAAGCTTGAAGGAAATAAACGAAATGTTTATAGTTCTCATCATCACGAATCCATTCAGGTAATTGTGATGGAACTAATATGGAAGTTTTTTGTATACTGTCTATCATTTATTATGTTTTGGCAGTTACATTAACAGTAATAGCATTAGGATCGAAAGGATCTATTGTTATTATTTTATCAAAAGTTGAAGATATGATTGAAGATACTGGATTTGTTATTATTGATAATGAACCCAATGGATCTGAACTATCAATAGGATTGAAAGAATTTAGTGTTATAATTCCTTTTGTGTAATCTACTATACCAATATTTGGATTCAATATGGTTTTAACATTGTTACTATTGTAGTAATAACTTCTTAATTGACCATATCTACCTTTCAATACAGCAACAGCTTGTCCACCTGTTCCTCTATTATCACCAGGTCCATTTGTAATGGTAACAACGGCACTAGTATAATTATTTCCAGAATTTGTTACGAGTATTGAGTTAATTCTTCCTAGAGAATCTATTGTTGCATTTGCAGTTGCACCACTACCATCACCAGTAATTGTTATTGTAGGTGTGACTGTATAATTATACCCAGAATTAATGATATTAATTGTGTCAATTCCAGCAGTAAATGTAGGAATTTCTTCAATATATACATCATTAATTGTGTTAGCAAGATTATATGGGTTATTAAATGTTAATGACGGTGTACTTGATATACCACTAGTTAATATTCCTTTTTGTAAAGGCACAGTAAAATTCAAATTGTATGATATAGAAGATCCAAAAATAGGATATAATTTTTTCTGCAACTTTATTGATATCTCATTTGCGACAATTGATATATCAGCAATTTGAATTTCTCTCATCAATTCACTTGCGGAAAAGGTTGAATTAAAAGTACTCAAATTATTGGCTGCAAAGTTTAAAATTGTTGTCTGTACTAAATTTTGTATATCAGATTGTAATAAAGTTGTTTTCTTTGGATCATAAACAACATTAGAATTAACAACAATATATGTGTAATCTGGATCAACAATAGTTGGTTCCACAGTTACTATAGAAATTGGTTTAAGTATATCAGAAATAATTCTTTGTTTCTGTGTTGAAGTGAATGTGTAAGATCCTTTTGGTTTCAAACAAACAAATATCTGACCATAAACGGGAGGATCATTATCTTGGCCACCCCAAACATTTACTGCATCAAAGTTAAATCCTATGTTATTTTGTTGTATTGCTGTAATATAATCTTCATTTGTTACAGCTCTTCTTTGTGCAGAGTATGATTTTGGTGCCTGATATTTTATTGAATCAATAGATTCCTTTTCCGACCCTTGTGAAGCAGGAGTGTTTCCTTTAACTGAGGTGGTACCAAAATTAGGTATAGAATCCATGAGTACAAAATTATTTGCACCCGCACTTGAAGTTCCTTGTGTTATCAAATAATTTACAATAACCACATTATTATCATCTAATTTTCTTCCGAGAATATTATCACCAAAAGAAATTTCATAATTACCATTTAAAGATTCTTGTAAGAAATAAACTCTACTATCTGGTGTTAGTGTGAGATAGTTAGTGGATTCAACAAATGTTTGAGTATAATTATTCGAAGATGAATTCTGAACAGAAACGGATATTGTACTAGTATCAATATCAGAATCCGGTAATTGGAATGTATATGTTGGATTTGTTGTTGAGTTTACAGTAAATGTATATTTTACTGGTATTCCTTGTTTTAACTCAACACCATAGAAATTAACAGTATTATTATTTGCACTAACTGTTGTTGATTTAGTTGTAACAAAATTATAATTAACTCCATTTACCGATTCAGATAAGAAATTGGTAAAAGATGGAAGTGTTAAACTTGTTGTACCAACATTATTAACTGTTATGTCAACAAATGCAGTAGGAGCTATTGCAGACTTTGGTGTGTAATTCAGTAATTTAGCGTGAGATACAACTGACGATCTTTGTAATGCAGTATCCAGGAACATTTCGTTTGCAACCATGTTCAGATAGAATGCATTATATTGAGTATTGTATGCTAATACATCAAGAAGTACAGATAGACCTGATCCTTGAAAATTGTAATCCTTAAAGGTATCTTGGCTCTGTAGATAGTTGAGTAGATTATTTTTGATTGAATCAAAATCTAATCCGACTAGAGATGTTGAGGTATTTGCAGCCATTTAAAAAACCTTTATTTTTATTCTTATTTATTTGTGCTTAAAGTGAGTACAAATTATCTTGATCTTTTTAATATTAAATTTATTCCAGTAGGTTCTGTTTTATTTCCAATATAAAGAAATAATGATACACTAAAACCATTTTGATCTGGATAAGGTACAACATCTATTGTGGCTATTGTAACTCTTGGTTCCCAATTTGTTATGGTATTAATGATCTCTTGTCTTAATAAATTTGCAGTAATAGGAGTAATAGGCTCAAATAATAAATTATCAACCTGTGAACCCATGGTAGGATTAAATAACCTTTCATAAGGTTTTGTCAACAATAGTCCACGAACAGCCCTAATAACAGCTTGCTCGTCATAACTGATAGATACATCTCCAATTGCTGGTTGGGGATTAAATCTCAAATCTATGTCTGAGTATATGTATTGTTTTGTTGCCATCGTTTATTTATATCTATCCTGATAAGACATTTAATGAACCGGTTGTTATTGTGTGTGTATATCCATTTCCATCATTAAAAAGATCACCTATTCTACCCACAGGTTTACCTTCAACAAAAACGGTTGCAGAAGTAGCTACCAAAGGTGGAGCATGATTAATTGGAACGGGTGTACATATTGATCCATCTGGGTGCATCATCATAACATCTCCAGCTCTAACTATTCCTAGTCCATTTACTTTTACTGTTGTGCTACATGCTGAGGCTGAACTAATAAGTGGTGTATTCCAAAACCAAGAAATTGGAGTTCCTGTTGGAGTAAATTTACAGGGTATTCCTATTATTCCATCTGTACAGGATACTACGCTGTTTTGTAAAGCTAATCCTAGGCCTGCCATAAATTCTCCTTAGTTCAGATTTATCAAAGATCCCTTGATACTTGTTATACCTGCTGCCTGTAATGTTGCAGCTCCAGCCGCTTTTACTGTTACTGCACCACCAGCAGTCATAGAGGCATCTGCCCCAGCTGTTATTGATGCTGATGTTCCGGCAGTCAATGACGCAGCCGCACCAGCTGTTAGTGATACAGCACCACCAGCGGTAGCAGTAATTCCTGCACCAGCAGTAGCTGATATACCAATGCCTGCTTGTAGTAAAATTCCCATTGTTGTGGCTGCTTGAATAGCACCAACAGTATTAATTGTTAGGCCAATTCCAGGAACTATTCCGGTTATTATGTGTGGTAGAGGTTCTCCTCCTGTTTGAGGAATCATGCCTTCCGCCATGATTGATCCTTGAATACTCAAGTGACCACCCGCTGTTAAATTTCCTAAAGCCGAGACTGATTGTTGACATATGATATCACCTCGGATGTTCAAATCTCCGCTGTGTGTCAATGTGCCTGATGAAGCGTGTTGTACGTCTGAGGCAGTCACCTGGTGAGTTCCAGACACATCGGATGTGTGATCTCCTTCAACCGCAAGATTGTAATTACCTTTAACAGTCTGTGTGAAGTCTCCATCCACAATTAAATGCATATCTCCAGCTACATGAATCTCTGCATCCTTCATTATTGTTACATGACAAGAACCTTCTATTTTTACATTATCATCTTGTAATACAATATGGTAACCATTTCCTGTGATATGGTGAACACAATTTCCTGTCGCTTGATATTCTTTATATGTTCCAGATTTGTGTTGAACTCTTATTCTTTCATTTCCGGGGGTGCTATCATATTCCTCGTAGTGACCACATTCTGTACTTCTTACAGAATTATAAGGGTATAATGGTTTTTCTTCTTCAGTACTATTATCCGGTCTAAACCATGCATCTGTTGCCATATTAATCTCCTGGATTCACATCAATATAATTTTTATTATCGTGTATCAATTTTATCATTTTGATTTTATTTTCAATAACGTCTGGATGTAAAACATTGGATATTAAATTCTCTAGGTGATTAGATCGATCAATAACATGATTTTGTATACTTTGTATTTTATCTAATGTATCAGGATGTATAGTTCCTTCACTAAGATTATCATTGAATGATTGATGTACATCATTTAGTGTATTAACTTGGTTTTGTAAATTACCAATATGTTCCTGCAAAGAACTTATACTTTGATATAATTTATTAATATGTGTATTTGCGTCCATAATCAATTTATGTATTAGCTTTTGGTGGTTTAGTAGTATATGTTCCTGTTGTTTCGTTTAGAGGAACTTCAGTACTAACTCCGTTAGATATTGCGGTTTGGAAACTGGTGAATGCTTCGCTAACATAATTTGAAGCTCCTGATATCAACGAACTTAAACAATTCATAACTAATTGCATTAATCGAGCAGGTAAAGACAAAACGAATGATACAAATGACATAACATCACTAATAAATTGTTGAATTTCTTTTATTAATTCCATCATTTGGTTTATGTAATACATAATCTCATTCATTATTTGTTTCAAAGCTTTAACAGCATTAGCAATAGCCTCAACAATTGGAGCTAAGAATTCTCCTAATTTTTCAGCCCATTCTGCTAGCCTATTAGCTTCAACTTCTGGATATAACCCCATTTGGGTCATAATTTTATTTAAAGTGTTTGGTAATCTAATAGGACAACCAGCAACAGGAAGTAGGTTATTAATTTCCGTCATAGTGTCATTCAAAACACCTTGTGATAGTTTTGGTAAGGATGAACCTGAATTTTGATATGAGGTAGAACTATTCACACCCTGAGGTTTTTTGGGTGGATCAGTTTCTTTTCCATTTGGATTTACTGGTGCTAAATTTGGATTATCTGTTGCCATTTTATGTCTCTTTAATATAAGGTATAACACCGAACATAACAGGAAATTGTCCGTTTTCTCCATCCATGAAAAATCCCAGAATCCAATCATCAACAAGTGGTGCTGTCCAGGATTGTGAATTATTTACAGGAAAAACAGGTAAAGACCAAGGTAGTTCTTCTGTAGGTAATATTGATTTATTATCTGAGTGCCATCCATGAATTCTCACTTTACATCTACCCATGGCTAAAGGATCAACACGATCTTCTATTACACCTATCCACCATACAAAACCGTTTTTTCCAATAAAATTACTGGTATCAAACATTATCCTTTGCCTGTATTTCTGTTACTTTCTTTCGCTAGTTCTACTACTGTTATATATCTATTCAAATTGATTACATGTCTAACTGCTGTAACTAGATAATTTCCAGATAAATATGAATCTTCTTTTCTCTTTCCTGGTGCAGTCGATTCCATAGATTCAACGTCAGCACCAAATACATCAATATCAAGAACAGTTCCGACAGTTATTGCTGAATTTCCAGGAACCATAATTTTTATTCTTGTATAATTGGATAATGCTAATTGAGCATTTCTGTATTTTGCAGTTCTTTCTACAAAGAAATCACTAACTACCGATCCTGCATTTTGACTAATTGTTGGTGATTGGGCTTGTTGATTTGAATTTGTTACCATTAGATTTAATGGACCTGCCTCAACAATGCTATTTCCTATGGTGTATAGACTTTGACCCATTCTGTCATAATATGATGGTCTACTTCCGTTATCGGAATTGTTTGTTACATCATGTTCATTTAATTTTCTTGAACTTGATTGATAATCATTGTAATTAAAATCATTGATATATTTCTTCCTTAGAATGGGATCAATGGTTATCAATCTATTTGTAAAAGTTCCTTTTGTTGTTGCTTTTAATGTATCAAAAGTATTTAAAATATCAAGTTTCATTATAGTCAATACTTCGTTATTAAAAGCATCGGAATTTGTAGGAACTATATTTGCAGGATTATAGGCATATGCAAAATTTGGAGATTGTGTATACAATGATTGTAATGATTTAAAATAATATCCACTATTACTCTCATAGAATAACATATCTGCACCAGTATACGATGTAGATTGTGCATAATAGGCTAACCAATTAATTGTTTCAAACAATTTTTTATTTGGTACAACTATATCATATATTCCTGTTGTACTATCTATGTTTAATTTTTTATTAGTGAGTAGATAGTTTTTCATTATATCATTAATCATATCAGATATAGTTTTTTGTTTATATGATTTTGATATTCTGTATTTTTCGGATAACAACATTTCTTCTGAACAGAAATTTATAGTATAGTTTTCAAAGTTTCCACCTATATCAAAATGTCTACCTGAAATTGAGTATACTCTAAAACTATGTTGTATTAAATCAGGTTTACCTGTATTTGTACCTGATGTAAATGATATTGTTAATTTTTCGGTACCATTCATTCTACTCTGGAATATAACACCCACCGAATCTGAAAGAACTACCTTTCCAGAAATACAGTCTCCAAAAATATCTTCATAATAATTCAACTCAACTAGATATGCAGTTAAATCTAAACTAGATGATCCTGAAGAATCGGATAAGATAACACTTTTTAAGTTAAAATCAAAAGGTGAGGACAAATCTGGAACAGCAGGCTCAGAACTTGATATGGTACCATCATTAATACCACCACCAAAATTTCCTATTCCGATGTTGTTTATTCCTTGAGATAAGAAATTACTTACATCAGATAAACCCTGTAAAAAATTCATATTATTGTACCATCAATGACTGGAATTGTGAGATAACACTATTATAATATTTGCTGTTTAGAATATTAATTTTTCTTTTAGTTTGTCTAGTCAAAACTTCATATTCATACAATGTTTGTATATTTCTATCAACACTTTTTGTTATTTCTACACCATTCAGAGTAAAAACTTGAGTTATAGGATTCAATGAATTGTATGTATCTTCATCAATTTCGATAGTTATAACATTTTTTTGTAGATTCTCTGAATCGTATGTTGTAATTATTTGTTGATATGTTTTAGTTGTTTCTTGCACATACTGTAATACAGTCATTCCAGCAGTATTGGCGTCTGAACTATATTTGTCATTTAGATATATTTCAAATTGTTGATCTGTTAATGGCCATTGTGTTTGTGGATCTATAATACCATTAGAGTACAAAACAATCCAATAAGAATAAATGTCATTATAATATTTGTAAGCAATTTCCTCCGGTCTATCACCATCTCTTAGATCATATTGATAAAATAATAATATATTATTCAATAATGAAGGAAGGAAATAACCTCGGGTCAACAGATTATTTACTGTTATTTGATTACCTGAAGGATCAAGTTGTGTTATTATTGGTAAATTCTTAAAATATTTCATTATGGAAATCCTGGCATATTGGCTAGGTCGGTATAAGTTGTACCACCAACATCAGAAAGTGTTGGACCTAAAGGTAATTCACCAATAGTATTGTAGGTGTCAGGATTCATAGCTTCCACATTTTGTAATTCTTGTTGAGTTGCATTACCAAATACACCAAGAGAACCAACTCCACCCTTCATGTCTTGTTTTGTGACAATATCAGTTTCTTTGAATTGTAATATTAATCTCGTTTCAACTGGATAACCATCGTTGAATGATGCCCAACCGTTAGGAGCATAATCTACACTCATACTCATTAGAACACATCTATGGTATATTTGAAATATTTTTGCTTTATTTCCGTTTGATATGTTACTTTGTCCTGGACTTAAAAGTGAGGTCAATTGTGATCCAAATATATTTGTGCCTATGTTTCTAAAGAAATTTGATACCGCTGATGCAACTCCTGTTCCACCCATGAATACAAAAGATATATCAAACATTTCTGGCGGTTCTAAGTATTGATGACTTACACCGGATCCAGCATTAACAGAAGGTAAAGACCAATATGTGAATTGATTTATTATTTTATCAACTTCAGATGCTTCTTGTGAAGAAGATGGTGTAAATCTAAATTCAAATTGAAATTCTCTTAGTGATATACCTTTATATAACATTTGTAAATGTGGGTTAGCAACTTGTCCCATTACATTTTGTGCTACCGACAAGGCTTCACCAAAATTACCACCAAGAGCACCAGCTATTCCAGCAAAACCGGCAGCTGCACCTTGTTGTCCTATACCTTGTTTAGCTATTAATTGTGCTATGTTACCTTTATCAACATCAGTACCTTTTCCTTTACTTCCAACATCAGCCAATAAAGCACCAAAGTATGAAGCGGGACCTATAGCTTCAGTAAGACTTACTTCACCATAATTATGTGAATAATTAACAGCTAAAGTATCCGGCATATATAAGGAGATTGATCCTTGTGGGTTAAACTGACCGTTTAAGTTCAATAATGTTTGGGGATTTATCAAATTCATTATATTTGATAATGCACCACTTATTGATGATGTATATTGAGGTTTTACGGCGCTGAATATTACAGCATGACCATAATTTGAGTTGCTACCTAAATCGAGAGGATAAAGATAATTTGATGTTATTCCTTTACCAGCTAATGCATTTGAAATCAAATTCATTGGTGGCATAACACCATTGACAGATAAAGGAAATACGTCTATTTGTGCCATTTAATTAAATCCGGATTAAATATATATAGTATTTATGTCTTACAAAGGAAAGTTTACGCCAAGAAATCCCCAAAAGTATGTAGGTGATCATAGAAACATTATTTATAGGTCATCTTGGGAATGTAGGATAATGGACCGTTTCGATAAAGATCCAAATATAATTTCTTGGTCTTCAGAAGAAATCAAGATACCATATAAATCACCAGTTGATGGTAGATGGCACCGTTATTTTCCAGATTTTCTAGTTAAAGTCAACTCAAATAAAGGCATTAAAACGCTATTGATTGAGGTAAAACCAGAAAAACAATCTAGGCCACCAGAAAAAAAGAAAAGAGTTACCAAACAATATATTAATGAAGTAGTTACTTGGGGTGTAAACCAAGCAAAATGGAAGTCTGCAATAGAATACTGCAAAGATAGAAAATGGGAATTTATAGTGATGGTTTCTTCTGATGGAGATGCCTTCAAATCATTAACAGAAAGTGACTTATTACTCACCTAAATACATATATGGCTTCAAAATTAACAACACTAACACAAAATAAATCAGCGGCTCAATTGCAAACAATGAGCCGTGATTCTATACAATGGTTGACGAAGAAAGTTTCTGAAATAAAAAACCCATATCCTATAGCAAAAAGTATATCTAACGAAAAGTCCAGACATACTAGAAAATTTGTTTTGGGTGGTTTATATTTCTTTTATTATGATCCAAAAGGTAAAAATGACTTACCTTACTATGATAAATTTCCTTTGGTTATTCCATTGGAAAAATACAATGATGGTTTTCTTGGTTTGAATTTACATTATTTACCTATAAAGTATAGAATTAACTTTATGGATAAGTTACTTGAATATGCTGTTCTCAATGAAGATAATGAAATAAAAAGACTGAGAATTACTTATGAACTACTTTGTATAACAAAGAGATTTAAAGAATTCAAACCTTGTGTTAAAAGATATTTGACAGGACATATCAGGTCAAAAATATTGACAGTACAACCAGAAGAATGGGATGTTGCATTATTTTTACCTGTACATCAATTTAAGAAAGCTCAAGCTAAAGATGTTTGGCAAGAATCAGTAGATACGATCAAGGGAAAAGTTTAATGGCCGCTAATATAAGAGAGTTTTTAGCTAATTTTGATAAAGGATTTGCTAGACCTAGTAGATATGACATAAACATACCTATACCATTTGATCTGTGGCCATTATATCTATCTACAACCAGAAATTTAACTTTTCGTTGTGAAATGTCAGAAATGCCAGGTAGAACTCTAGGTACAACAGAAAGAAAAATAGGGTCTGCACCGATAGAAAAATTCCCATATCAATCTATTTACAATGATGTTTCTATGACATTTATTGTATCTAGGGATATGAGTGAGAAATTATTTTTTGACCAATGGCAAGAATATATTAATCCATCATCTACATATAATTTCAACTACAAAGTAAATTATGCTTCTGATATAGGAATTACTCAATATAATGATAATAATGAAGTCACATATAGAGCAGTTTTAGTTGATGCATTCCCAATTGTAGTAAATCAATTGGATTTGGATTGGTCTAATGAAGGTTATCACAAACTAACAGTAACATTTGCATACACCAAATGGCAAGAAGCAACTATTGATTCTGTTGCAAAACAATTAGGAACTTCAGCTATAGGATCACTATTAGGAACATAAACTGATTTGAAGGAGATATAAAATGGCTTTGCCAAAAATTGATACGCCAGTATATTACATACAGTTACCATTATCTAAAAAGGAAATTAAATTTAGACCTTTTTTGGTTCGTGAACAAAAAGTTTTGTTAATGGCTTTAGAAGCTAATGACAAAGAAACTATTGAAAGAAATATCAAACAAATACTTCACAATTGTACTTTGACTGAAGGTATTGATATTGATAAACTACCTGTAGTTGATGTTGAATTCTATTTCTTAACCTTGAGAGCTAAATCAGTAGGTGAAATAGTAGAAAACAATTATATTTGTAACAACGAAGTTGAAGGTAAGAAATGTGGCAACAAGATGAAAGTTGTCATTGATCTGAATGATATTCGTGTTGATGAATATAAAAAAGATGCTAACATTATTCAATTAAATGATGAAATCTCAATAGCAATGAGATACCCAGAATTCTCTTTGGTCGAAAAATTGTCATCATCAACCAATTCTGTTGATGCGGCATTTAAAATTATTGTAGATTCAGTAGATTATATCTTTGATGGTCAACAATATTACTACTCAAATGAAACAACACCAAAAGAGTTAATGGACTTTATTGAATATTTGAATAAAGATCAGTTTGCAAAAATACAAGAATTCTTTGATAATATTCCGAAAATCAAGAAAGACATTCAAATGAAATGTGACAAATGTGGTTACGACCATTCCATTACCGTGGAGGGTCTCGAAAATTTTTTCGGATAGTATTTCGTCATGATAACCTAGTCAATCATTATAAGACCAATTTTTCATTGATGCAACATCACAAATATAGTTTGAATGAATTAGAATCTATGTTGCCTTGGGAAAGAGAAATTTATGTTAATTTGTTGATACAATATATTGAGCAAGAAAACCAGAAAATAAGAGAACAAAATTCTAGACGATAATGGCATACTTACCAACAGTTAATGAAATGGATTCTTCTTTAACAAAAGAAGAAAAGAAAGATATTGCCGAATCTCTAAAAAAAAGGTTTGGAGGGTTTAATATATCTACAACTTTCATTAGATCAATGGAAGATAACAAATCAAAAGATAAGATCCAAAAAGATAAAAATGATGGATCTGATGTTCTCAATAAACTTTATGAATTTATTGTTCGTGATTCTTACAATAAAAGTTTTGATAGAAAAAAACTAGAAAGTGAAGAAGAAAAAGAAGATGATATTCAAACTGAACAACAAATACAATTGTTGCAAAAAGTAGAAGAAGAAAAAGAAGAACCAGAAGAAGAAAAAGAAGGTCTTTTGGGTAAACTCTGGAGATACTTCAAATACTTTTCTATGGGTAGATTTGTCTACAATCATTGGGAACAAATTGAAAAACTTCTAGGTATCGAAGGATTAGGTAAAACAATCAAGAACTTATCCGATGAGTTAGGTATTACTGAAGCCATTCAAGGTATCATTTCTACTCTTGATGATATCTCAACAAGTTTCTCAGAAACAGTCAAGCCATATCTACCTGACTTTGGTGGTGATGATACTGTATATGATGCAGGAAAACCAATCGATGTTGGTGGTCTTACAATGCCAAGTGAACAGGTGGCTTCCGCTATAGACAAAGCAGCAGCCGCAACGGGTGTTGATAAAGCAAGTTTGTATGCAATTGCCAGACAAGAAAGTGGATTCAAATCAAATGCCGGCGCTGGAACATCATCTGCAAAGGGATTGTTTCAAATCACAAAAGGTACATGGGCTGGTTTACAAGAAAAATACCCAGAATTAAGAGGAAAAAGCATATACGATCCAGAGGCTAATGCATTAGCTGGTGCTTTGTATATGAAAGAAACACAAAAAGAATTAGGCACAAAAGATTTAACTAAAACTTATGCAGGACACTTCTTTGGTCCAGCTGGCGCTAGAAGATTTTATCGTGCGGATGATTCTGATATTGCCGCAAATGTATTGCCTGAGGCTGCACAAGCAAACAGAAATGTATTCTACGATAAAAAAACAGGTCAGGCAAGAACTGTAGGTGAAGTAAAACAATTCATGTATAATAAGGTGGGTAAATATCAATCTGCCTATCAAGAAAGACTTACTGGAAATAAAACACCTCTAGAAGCACCACCAATAACACCTGAAACTAAGATTGATCCAGCTCAGGCTGCAATAAAAAATGAAATACCTGATACATCAATTAAAGAACCTAGATCATTAGCGTTTAAACCAGCCGAAGAAAAAGCTTTACTAGAAACTCCTGCACCAAAACAAGACGTACTTAAATCTGCATTGTCTGGTGAACCTGATTCATACAGAATACCTAGAAATACAAAAACGTCAGATAAAGGTGAAACTGGAGTAAATTCAACAACCGCAGAAGTTAAGTCTGCAAATGATAATGATATTGCAACTGAAAGTGACTTGAAAAATCTTAGATTCTTACATCCCGATCAAACTGGAATTTTAAAGGTTCTTGCTAAGAAAGTTCAGAAACTAAGAGAAGAACTTGGTGTGAGTAATTTCATTATCAATTCAGGTTATAGAAGTCCTGCATACAATGAAGCCCTGAGAAAAGCAGGACATGGTGCCGCAAAGGATTCATATCACACACACAGGATGGCTGTGGATATCAATGTGGCACAATGGGGAACATCTGATAGAGTCAAATTCATTCGTACTGCCAGCAGACTAGGATTTGGTGGGATTGGTGCATACAAGACTTTCATTCACGTTGACATTGGCAAAAGAAGAACCTGGAAGACAGATTATACTCCACCAGAAGATATTGCGGCAGCATTGAGAGATCACATCAATCAAACAACACCTCAAGAAAAGTATGATATACCTTCCAGAATAGAAGTTGAAAAAGGAGAAGGTGGTGTAAACAGTCAAGGTGGTAAATTCCCAGAATCAACTGATATTGATGAAGGTAAATCAGAAGAAAGTATGGACTTTCTCGACATGGCTATGGATATGTTTGAGAAACAGAAAGTATTACTTGGTAATCTGGTAGACAAAACCAATAATATGATGAAGTCTGGAAAACTTGAAGAAATGGTTGCACCTTACCTGAATAAAAATACAGAAATACCAAGAAAAGAAAAAAAAGACCCGAATTTACAAATGCCATCTTTGCACACTAATAATGTGCAAACTAATGTTCAACAAAATAAATATTCTGTTGTTGATAGAAGTTTTACTAATGATGATCCATCTATTTTTTCAAATCCATTCAGTTACATTAACGATGAGTAATCATTAAAATGGCCAAAAAAAGACAACCGAATTTAAGTGCAGTTATTAAACAGTTACAAGATCAGAACCAAGGAAAAAGGGTTGTTGATTTAGAAGATCGTGTTTCTGGTATTGAAGATATAATTTCTTCCATTTTAGATTCGACAAAAAATACGTTTTCGGAAAGAAGACAATTTGATATAGCTGAAAAAGAAGCTGGTGGATCAGCCGATGATGCCAGAATTCCTGCAATTTTGGGTCGCATGACCGATCTTGAAAAAGATATGAAAAGTTTAGAAAATACAGTTCTGGCTGTAACTGAACTTGTTAATAGAATGCCTATAAAAGAATCAGCATCTACAATTAAAGATGAAGAATATGATCTTGATCCTGATTTACCTTTGGGTGAATACTATAAAAACGTTCTTATGAAAATTTATAGTTTCATGACAAAAAATGCAGAGAAAGAGAAGAAAGAAATAGATTCTAAGAAAGGTCTGAAAAAAGAAAAACAACAGGAAAGAGAAAGAAAGTATGAAAAAGTTGAAAAAGACCTTGGACTAAAAAAGAAGAAAGGTTTCTTTGGAAAGGTTGGATCTATTTTAAAAGGTACTTTCTGGGTTGGTCTTGCAACCGCAATTACTGGATTAGTTTATCTATTTCGAGATGAAATCAAAGAATTTGCAAAAGAAACTTTAAAAAGTCTAGTATCATATGGTGATAAAATTGTTTCTGTAATCAATGTTATAAAAAGTATCTATGAAGGTATTATGGATTTTATAAGTCCTGTCATTAACATGGTAAAGAATTCACCAATATTTAAGTCGTTGTCAGATAAGTCAACATCATTATCTGAAGGTGTACAAGGTACTATCAAAGAAGTTGTGGACTGGGTAACATCTCAAATATCTAGTGTTATTGATGGAATTTCTACTTTTATTTCGGAACAGTTACCTTCACTCATAGGTAACTCATTAAAATCCTTAATGGGATTTATAATGGCAGAAGCTAGTAAAAATGGTGGAGTTGCTGGTATGGTTGTTGGTGCTTTAGGTCCTTGGTGGATGAAAGGTCTATCTGCAATTTTCGGAATACAAGCCGCAGTAACAAGTCTCTCTGGTTTTGCTAAAACACTTAGATATGGAGAAGGGTACCAAGACACTTTAAAAGATATTGTTGGTCAAATGCCAGAGAAGACAGCTGCACAACAAGATATTAAAAAAAGATTCCAAAGTGAAGATTATTTACAAGATGTAATGGATCATCCCGAAAAGTTGGATGAAGTCTTGGCTAAAACTCCCGAAGAAGGTGATAAAGAATATCAAGACCGAGTTAATTCTCAATTAGTAAAAATACTTGAATTGAGAAAACAACAAATGAATCATATTGAAGAAAAATTGGTCGGTACCGGCTATACTTTTGACAAAGACGCATATATGAATAAAGTCGGTCAAATGAAATCTGAAAAAGATAAATTGTCAGTTGATGTTACCGATTATATCAAACGTCCTGATGGATCAAAAATATCAGGTCATGCTGAATTCTATGATTTAATGTTACCCAGACACATAGCACAACAAATTGAAGAACCTGCAAAGAATTTCTTAAAAGAAAAGGGTGTAGAACTTTCCAATTATGCTAAAGGTAAATTAACAAAGTTTGGTGAAACTGTTACAAGTTCAGAAACTTTCAAAAAATTGGAAGATGCAAAAGAAAAAGCAGAAGAAAAGGTCGAGGAGGCTGAAGAGTCTGCGTCTAAAATACCTACTCAAGTATCAGCCAAAGCAAAAGAAACCTATTCATCTTTAAGAGGAGCAACAGTACAAGGTGTTGCTGAGAAATTAAAGCCTATACAAGAAGAAGCCATAAAGAAGGCCGAAAAAATAGAAACATTGGATTTCATGGCTGATGCGGAAAAATATTATGATATGTTCCAGAAAGGTCTGAAAAAGGTTGTAGATAAAGCCGAAGATCCAGCCACTATTGATAAGATAAGATTAAAGATTGAATCCTTAACAACCATAGAAAGAAAAACAGAAGTAAAAGAAGACCCTAATTCTGATCCTACTACTGTTATGGAATCAACTTGGAATAAAGCGGTACAATCTATGACAGTCAATTCTGTCAAAAATAATGTATCTAAGAACGAAAAGGGTATTGTAGACTACTCATCTATTCCTGTGAGAGACAAAGATTGGTCTTTACAGGTTGCGAATTATATGAGTAACAATCCTATGAAAGTTAGATGGTAAAAAGAAACCCCGCCGAAGCGGGGTTTTTAGTTAGGAGATTATTAATCTTCTTCAACCAACTTGGAGAAGTATGAATCTAGGTCATCATCATCTTCAGAGATCGTTGCCTTGTCTTGCCATGGTGCATCTTCCGCAACAGGACGAGACTTAGGTGCAGACTCTTTAATCTGTTCAACGGTCGTCTTAGGACGAGATTCTCCAGCCAGACCAAGAACACGATCAAGACGATTCTTCAATTCATCATAAGACTTAAATTCCTTGTCTGCAAGCAGATCATTCAATGAATGTTCAGACTTCCAAATCTTTTCAAGTTCACCATCATCAAAATCACTCAATACAGAGCATGATTCAAATTCAGATTTATCGTAGTTAGGATATCCATCCACCTTACGAATCTTCAACTTGAAATTGGCACCCTTCCAGAGATCAAAGGGATTGAACTTTGGTTCATCTTCAAACTGCGGATTCATTGCTTCAGTAATCTTATCAAAGATTTTCTTACCATACTTGAATAGAACAACCTTACCTTCATTTTCTGGATGCTTAGGATCAGAAACGATGTAAACATTAGAAATATAATTCAACTTACGCTTCTGTTTACGAACGATATCCTTATTCGCTTCGATGCCAGAATTCCAAAGAGTAGAATTGTGTTCACAAACAGGACATTGCTGATTCTTGGTGGTGAGACAGTTATCGATCAACCAACCACCTGGACCCTGGAATCCATGGGAGAATACCTTAACCCAAGGAAGTGCATCATCACCATCGACAGATGCACCAGGTAGGAAACGAATAGTTGCCATACCATTGCCTGCCTTATCGGTTTCAGGACGCCAGAACTTATCGGAAGATGATTCAGAATCGGAAGAATTGAGTTGCTCGATAGCCTTTGCAAGCTTATCAAGATTACCAGACTGCTTTTTTAGATTTGCAAAATTAGACATAATTACCTCTTATTAACGGTGTATAACGGTGTATTAACGGAATATATCACTTACACATAATGAAAAACGGATTATAACATAATATAGATTTATTGTCAATCCCCTATTTAGACATACATTTTAAGAATGGCCAGAGTGGTTTCCCAATCTTTATGGAGAATACCAATGCCTCCTGCTTCATTCCATTGCTTGATGTTGATTTCTGTATCATCAATCAAAATCTTATCAGGTGCGGCATATTGTTGTTTCAGTCTTTTACCTGGAACAAAAATAGGGTTAAATGTGATACCATACTTCTGTAACCAAATCATCTTCTGTTTAGAAATATCATCATAATATTTCTCATTGGCTGTAGAAGAAAGTATCTGCGTAGGAACATGGAGTTTCTTCAAATAAGAAATGGCATCCATAGAATGTTCCATTGGTTCAAGTGAAGCAAAGTTTTGGTTTCTGATAAATTCAGCAAAGAATGGCCTAAACTTTTCCTGTTTTTCAGCCTCTCTAGGTTCCATATGAAAGAGTTCTTTATATCTCTTTTCAAAGTCTGCAATAACCCCATCCATATCAAGGTAGATGCAACTAATTTGTGGCTTTTTCATATTTCTTCCTTCAGTATCTTCTTAAACTTATCTTTATCATAATTGATAAACGGTGTATATCGTTCAACCTTTCTTTTCCAGGTCGGCCATATTATATCATCATCTATCTTTTTTTCCCACATAGGAAAGAAATTCATAATATCATTCAATATACATAAAGTTTCAAGTGAAATTCTACCTTCCATTGTTACCTTCAACAGTCTAGGATAGTTACCTGACTTAATTGCCAAAAGATCACCTGGACTATCTACCTCATCAAATAAAGTCTTGATATCATTCTGATATACATAAGTCAGACTTTGATTCCTTTTCTTCCAGTCACGATAGGTAGTTTCACCCGTTTCACCTACAATATCACCTACCCAGTTTACCTCAGCATGAATAAAATTAGAGACAAAATAATCTCTTAACTCATCATTTGAGTATTTTCTGGATAGTTTATGAAACTTATATTTATCATTCCTTTTCAGAAATGAATCTTTACTTACATTAGTACCGCCATTATACTTGAAGTAATCATAACTACTTGAAGTAAAATGCAGATGTATTGCATTATAAATGGCGTAGGCACTAAAACCTTCACCTTCAATTAAAATCATATTGGCAGTTTAGATGATTTCTTTACCAAATTTTGTTGTTCAGATTCTTCTCTGATTTTACCTTTCAGAGCAGATGATAGTAATGTGCTGGCCACTTCAACTTCAAGACCAGTTTCTTCACAATGATGAAGAATGGCATCCAACCTATTACATTTAAGATCGGATGCCATAACCTCAATCATCATACTAAATTCTTGTATTTCATCCTTACTTGGTTTCGACATAATCACTCAATATATTAATTAGATGCGTCAATTCAGACTTTTTCATTTTGATTGTAGATGTATAATTTGGAGACAGACCTTGAACAGGAGGTTCAATAGGTTCATGCCTGGTTATCATTATACCATCTTCACAATATTCATGTACAGTAAAGGATATCATAGTTTGATCTCTGTGTCAATCCAAAATTTCTAAACTCACTTTTGCAGTACCATCCATATCAATTGCAGTTTTAGCTGCATGAGAAAGGTCAATAATACGACCTTTTGCAAAAGGTCCCCGATCATTGATTGTAACAACCACAGACTTTTTATTCTTTAAATTGGTTACTTTTACTTTAGATCCTAATTTAATTGTCCGGTGAGCAGCTGTCAAATGATGCATATTATATATCTGACCTGATGCAGTTTTTTTACCATGGTGTGGATGTCCATACCATGATGCTGTACCAGTTTGTGCCATTAAGTTTGTTGATAACAATGCCAGAAAAATTAATGACAAAAGTTTTGGTTTTAGATGTTTCGAATACATCGTTTTCTTACCTCTTGATTACGAGATTTAAGAGAATAGTATTCTCAGAAAACTCTTGGTCTCCAGTTACGAATAGACTTTTTCGCTTTTTTTACTTTTTGGAGTGTTTAAAAAACAGGGAGTTGTAAATTCCCGATTGAGTCAAAATCAAATAATAATTTGTAGTTACCTTCTGTTGTTGATAAAAGTGGTAGGTTATTCTTGTGATAAGGTCAACCTACCGAAACCTCACTTACGCTGCAAGAGCGTAAGAATAATCGCTATCGTTTGCAATTACTTTTATTTATCATCTTCGACCGGGTAACCCCAATCCTAACGGCTTCTGATTCTTGCCGATCCCCTTATAACTTCATTACCGAATCGATACTGGTTCCACCCCATCAGAAGCACACTTATTGACAAGTTTATACAACTCACAGACAATATCAATCCCGTAGTATTCATCAGTTTTGAACATATGATGATTTTTACTAAACCATTGATTGACTTCTTCTATTATTTCCAAATCTGTCATAAATGTCCTTTTGGTGGAGTGGAGCGGTACTGCCCCGCTGTCTTCCTGCAACTACATTATAAAGTTGCCACAGAAATATGTGGCAGATTAATTAACTATCATTTTATTCGATAGTAAAATTCTTTTTGAACCTCTCTTATATAGATTTCTTCTTTTTTCTTTATCTTTACCTTCGTCTAAATTGACCAACCAATTATATTGACTGAACGAAATTAATCCAAAAATATCAATAAATTTTGATTCATATGAAAAAGATTCATCTTCAGTTAAATTCTCTTTCCATTTAACTATAATAATTTCTTTGTCGGACTGTTTTATCTGTTGTTTTTTCTTTGCGTAACTATCATTCCTGTTAGTATCATTGAATCTATCACCTGTTCCTTTACCAACATAGAAAGGTTGATGAGTTAATCCTATAGAAGCTGCAAATAAATTTTTTGCATTTTTATTAATATTCAATGGTATATTGGGATCACAATGAAAATAAACATAAAAAGAATTTATATCTTTTTTCTCATAAATTTGACTAATATTAGATTCATATAATCTCAATATTGATTGGTAATCTTTTTCCTTACCTCTAAGTTTTTTCTCAAGTTTATCATCCTGAACAAGCCTAATATCTTGTTCTTTCATTAAGTTTTCTTTGAGATTAACCAGATATTTAATTTTTCTTTTGATATCGGTTAAATCTTTTTCATTTATTTCCAGTATCATTATTTTCAACAACATCAACGAATTCTTTGAGTCTTTTTACCTTTCAGACTCTTCTTGGTAATCTTCTTATACAACTTTTCTTCCTTTTGGGAGTCTTTGTTGAAGATTGCTTCGAAATATTTTTGTATGAGTTCTTTTACTTTCATTGTACTATTATATATGAAAATTAAGAATTTGTCAAGCCCTTGTTGTAGTCTCGGATGACCTTGACCAGACCTGAAATATAATCTTCTGTTCTTTTACTAAACACAATTGGTTTACTACCTTCAACAGCCATAATGATATGAATATTATGAATAGGTATTCCCACCAGTTCTTCATACATCAAAGCATATGCGGTGCATTGCCAGAAATAATCTTCAATATCTTCTTCGTGTTTGATTCTGTTTGAAGTTTTAAAGTCGATTACTGAAAGTTGACCTTTAAATTCTGCAATACAATCAACACGACCTGCTAGACCCAACGATTTGGACCATAGTGCTTGTTCTTGATAATGAATGTTATTAATATCATCAAGAATAGGTCTGATTGACCTAAACATAGCAAAGGCATCGGGCATAATATCATCAGAACCAACAGATTCATTATTGAGGTACCGTTCACACAAGGTATGAACGGTTGTTCCTCTGTTTGATGCTACTCTGGATACTCTATTGGCTTCTTCATCACCAACACGTTTTCTCCATTCCATTATCTGTTTCTTTTTTACCGAACCCACAACAGTTGTAACTGATGGAAACTTATCTCCGTCTGGGGTGAGATAATATCTTTTTCCATCTGGATATGTTACTGACTCCAGTTCAGGAATCTGTATAGGTGGGCAATAATTAAATTTCATAGTCCTTGTCTTTCTTTCTCTTTTAAATATTCACGAACAAAACCAGAACGAACAACATCATCAATAGTAAATTTAACTTCTTTTACATCATTAATCTGACGTAGAATTCTGATTGCATCTTCAAAACCAGACTTTTCTCTTTTAATACTTAGGTCATTCTGACAGAAATCACCACATAGAACGAATCTGCAATTCTCACCGATACGAGTTAAAACGGTATCAATTTCATGAAATGTAGCAGACTGAAACTCATCAAAGATAATGATACAATCAGTAAAAGTAAGACCCCGTAAGAAAGAAGTAGTCTGAAATTCGATAATCTCTTTGTTAACCAAAAAATGCCAGGCATCGCCTCTCCCAATTAGTTCATTAGCTATATTCATATAAGGATCCTGGTATATCTTGGACTTTTCTTCCAATGTACCAGGTACAAAACCCAAATCCCTTGATGGTACCGCAGAACGGATGATAATCAATTTCTTATAATACGAACCGGGATTTTTAATCAGTTCTCGTAATGCCATAGACATTGCAAGAAAAGTTTTACCTGTACCAGCTGACCCTGATAATACTAGATTTTTACCTTCTTCGTATGCTTCGAATGCTCTTGCTTGATTCTCCGTTAATGGCTCAATATTTCTTATTGAGAAATGTTGCTTCTGTGCTTCCTCTGCGGCTGTTCTTTTTTTTGTTGCCATGGTATCCCTGTTGGGTTGTTGAGAAAATTAAATCCACTTAGATCCTTGTGTTTTATGGTTGTCTTTGAGTGTATTACCTGGTACAGATTCTTTAATACGATCAATTACACCATGTTCAAAAGCGGGGTCACCTTGACTATACTTGGGTAAACTCATTCTCATACTATCACCAAGGACTGGTAGATTCTCCGGTGCAAAGTGTCTTTCCAAATGTGGATTTTGTTCCTTAAACTCATCCAATTTGGTATAACTCATCATGTGTTCTTCTACTTCACCTGTATTTACATTTTTAAACTGATAAACTGGCATTATACCACTCCGGTATTGAACGTGAATTTACTTTACCTTTCCATGAGGCAAGTTTAGTTTTATTCTTTATATAGTAATTACGATACGACTCAATAGAATTACCTAAAATTTTTACCTCATCAGGCATAGCTGGAGTCGGTTCTGTAAAGGATTTACTGAGATTGATATTTTCTGGTGAATGCAATAACTGACTCAAAAGACCATCACGTTCAACCTTATGAACTTTACCGTAACGATATGTGTATTCTTTACACAATTCGATCAATAATTCAGACAACCACATATAATTATTGTGAGATTGTCTTACCCAAATAGCGGAAGGGTGGTTGATATGAGTAGCAGAATAAAGCACACTTTCACGATGGTCTGCAAGTCTGTATGTTGTTCGCTTTCTTCCAGACGGAGAAGTACCTTGAGTAATAACGCCATCGAGAACACGGTGAGCAGTAGAGAGTAATTGTGCATATTCTAAAATCATTTTAATGCAATGCTTGTCATTGTGCATTTGAGCACAAACTTTTGGGTCAGAATCAAGATAGAAAATATTCATAGTGTATTATAAAACAGTCATGAGAATGGTCATTGTAACATACATGAGTCGTTAAGTCAAGTGCTATAAATAAATATAGGTCACGGGACTGCAATCCCCACCTATTCTAATACTAAACAGGAGTATCAGCATGAGTATTTATTACGTTTATTTATATTTGCGTTCAAATTATACACCATATTATGTTGGAAAAGGAAAGCAAAATAGAGCCTATAAATGTCATAGGAAACATGGAATTTCCACTCCGAAAGACAAATCCAGAATAATCTTTATAAAACAAGATTTGTCTGAAATCCAAGCTTTGATGATGGAAAGATATTACATACGTTGGTTTGGTAGAAAAGATAATGGATCTGGAATTCTACACAATAAAACAGATGGCGGCGAAAGTACTATTGGTTACAAACATACAGAAAAAAGAAAAAAAGAAATAAGCTTACATTTCAAAGGTAACAGATATGGATGTATTAATAAGGGTAAACCAAAAGATAAAAATCATATATTGAAAGTGGCAGAATCAAAATCATGTAATTGGTTGATTATTGATCCTGCCGGAAAGTCATATATTATAAAAAATATGTCGAAGTTTTGTAGAGAAAATAATTTAAATGTTGGTTGTATGAATATGGTGTCAAAAAATAAATTAAATCAATATAAAGGATGGAAATGTAAGAAAATTGATTAAAAACGCCATCCTGTGCAATAACCAAATTTCTTTAATTTTTTGAGATATTTTTCGCATTTTTCACCAATATCAGTACGATAACCGTAGTCATTTCCTACTTTAACATTTTTAATTTGTTTATAAGCCTTATCTTTTGCTTCAGTAATAGAATCAGCTACACCAGTACAAACACAAACATAGGTACCTGCGGTTCCCCATTCTGGAATATCTTCCACAACCTTATCATCAATCATCTTCATGGTTGTACATAGTTTTACTTCACAAGGATGAACGTGGTCAATATCACAATCATCTGTGATAATAGGGAAATCAAGATAGGTTTCGATTGGCTTCTTAGCCCAAGGGAAGTCAGAGTTGCAGATAACAACACCAACGGCAGTCTTCTCCTCAACTTCCAGAGTGTTTTTACCTTTGACACAATCTAACATCCATTCGGCAGGATCGCCTTTATGGAGAGACAACATGATGTTGAACATCGGGTAACCTGGACGTGCGGTCCATTCCATCGGCCATGGTGTACCATCTTTTTCATCAACAATAACATTAACGTCTAACATACCAACATAACCAATCTTATGAAGAGTTTCTTCCATTGGTTTCATTAGTATATTTGCTAGTTTAGAGTATTTGGTGTAACGAATAACAGTTCCCATTTCACCTGTATTGGGACCTTTTTCATCAACCATTAATTTTTTGTGTTCGAATCCTTCACACCAATAGGGTTCCCAACCACCTGGTCCGAAAATACCTGTTACCGCTACCTCGACACCGGGTTTGAATTCTTGTAGAATAAATGATGCGGCCTTACCTAGTTCTTTTCTCTTAGATAAGAATCCAATCATATCTGCCTCATCTTTTGCAACATATGACAGAGATTTATCTTCTTCTTCACCTATTGGCTTAGAAACATATCTCTTAGGATTATCTTTGATGAATTGAATTGCTTGGTCGTAATTCTTGAATGGATATGATGGTATGATTGGACCACCAAATTCTTTGATAACGTCTTGACCATACATACGATCAAGTTCTAGTTTTGCGGCTCTTTTACCTGGACCAAATACTGGATAACCTTTTTTGATAAGGTCATCAATTTCATCCATGTATTTCAGATTGTCGGAAGAAAATATTAAATCAGCAACATCAACATACTTTTTCCAATTGGTTACCTTATCAACAAGTCCCTGTCCAATTGGTTCTGCTTTTTTACCTTCTGTGAAAAGTTTGACTGTGTGCCCAGCTGCAATACAGCGTAGGCACCAGTCAAGTGTTAAACCACATGGGTCTATTACTAATATGAACATTTATAAATCCCTAATTAGTTGTTAATTAATCAGGTATTTATCTAAACACTATAGTTGCCATCTACCATTTTGTGGAGTTTGTGCTGATACATTTACAGTTGTAATAGTATCAGGTTCTTTCCACATTGTACCAAAATATTTTTCTTGTTGTGACTCGAAACCAGGATTAACAACACGAATATTTCCGTAGATAACATATCCACTAGACTTCAAGAATTGTTCAAAGTGATGAACAATTTCAGCAATGTGCATCGATTCTACATTATCAATTTCAAGATTAACAACCTTTTCAGGTTTCTTTGGTTTTTGAAGTTTTTCACCATTACACACTGGACCAATAGATTCATACGTTCTATCACTAAAAGTAAAACTGATCCTAGACATTATGCACCCTTCAATGACTTAATCTTTCTTGCAATATCTTCTGAGCTAACGGTCTGCATGGCAAACTGCTTGAATAGTTCATACGAATCAGCCACATTGATCGAAATCTTATTAGAACCATCAGTCATAAACAATGCACAACCACCAGCAACCAATGGTGCAATTTCAATAACATGATCTAGGTTAATAATAACCTGACACCCTTTTTCTAGTGAATGCACTTCAACAAATAGACTCATTTCATTTTCTCCTTTTATTTCCTTTACGGGTACAAATACATCTTCGAGAATACCAAGTTTCTTGGCACACTTTTTCATGTGGGTCTTTAGGTTACCACGACCTCCACCAATTTCTTTACCACAATGCGGACAATCTCTCTTTGTTATTAGGTCGAAACCCATTATTTAATCCTCTTCACTAAATTCAAAGAATTGCTTTTCGGCAATTTTCCTAGCTTGTATTGCACTCACTTTATCTTTGAAATAACCCAAATGTATACTCTTACCTTTAACACCAATTACTGCTCTCCACTTACCTTTTCCTGGAGACCAACCTACACCTTTATGTCCAGATGTATTATGTGAAAATTTGCCAGTATTTTGTGCATTTTGTCTATGATTATTTGGGCAAATTCTGAGATTTTCTATTCTATTGTCAGAAGGATTTCTATTGATATGGTCGATAAAGTTATCTGGTAAATAACCGTGGTGATACAACCAAACCAATCGATGTTCTAGATACCTTCTTTTATTGATGGAAACGTGTACATAACCATTTCTATCAATATTTCCTGCTCTGGAACCTATAATTTTTCCACCTTTTGAGTTTTTTCGGGTGAAAAATCCTTCTTTTTCATACTGTAGTTCACTGTTCAATTCTGACAATGAAATATCCAATATCATTTTTTTACAGGGCATCAGCTGCTCCATATCCAACAATTAAAATCAATAAGAATATAAAAGTATATATCACATCAGAAATTGATTCATAGTAGAAATATGTTACCTCATCAGCTGTCATATCACTTTGAGCTAAAAGTAATGGGGGTGCTTCCTCTTCACCACCCATAGCCATAATGGTTTTGTTTACCTCAACTAACCTCCTTCTAGCACCAAAATAATTAAGTAAATTCATTACCTTCTCTCTGCCGGATCATCGAACCTCAGTCCAGACCAATCTTTCATCTGTGCAGCTGTATACTTTGGATCTACTACTTGCATATAACCAGTAGTTGCAAATCCTTCTGGCATCAAACCAGGAATACGTTGATTATCTTGTGCATTTGAATGTGCGGTAACTTTATACCAATCCAGTGGATATTCATGAGTCGGTGGAATATTATTTGGATACTTTATAGGACCATAAGTCATTGTTCTGGCAGCATCAGCTTCCTTCAATAGAGCAACATCAGCCTTTAACTTACCAATTTCTCTATTCAGATTATACACATAATTCCACACAGGTTTCATTCTGCGTTCAAAGTAAGCATCAAGAGATTCTTCTTTCTCTTCTTCCATTGCTTTACTTTCCAGAACATTGAGAACTGTCCAATATTCTTTCAGAAAATTTTTCAAAGCATCTTCGATGGTATACCCAACACTTAATTTGCCAGCAAAATTGCATACAAACTCTTCCCAAGTATCTTTCTCAAATTCAATCATTCTTCACTCCACTTTTCTGTTTGTTCAAAACTTAATTCTTGAATGGTCTTTTCACCATACTTTCTGGGGTTAATGCACAACATACAACCCGGATTACCACAGTTGATACCATTCATCTTAGATAGACGGTGTTTCTGTTTAATCATTCTGTTGTTATCCCAATCCATATTATACTGTTTAAGAAGTTTTCTTCTCTTAGCAATAACTGTTTCAGTATGAAATATACGTTTAGAATGTTTTACTTTTGTATTTTCGTCCGACATATACTATACCATTAAGTCCAAAATGTTCTGAAATACTTACCAAATAAGGTTGTTCCGTTATCAATTCTCTTAGACCAGACCTTATATCCATCTATATCAAACTCATGGGTATGTTTTGGTCCATGACCTAATTTACTCAGGTTTGAGTTTTCACATGGTTCCCATATATGGTCAATAACACCAGTATGGAATTGGTCTTCTGCATTAGGAGCTAGAATCTGTTCAAATGCCCAGATGATTTCATCTAATACCCATTCATAACGCTTTTCTGCATTATCATCCCAATCCCATTCATTTTCTTTAGGACCAGCATTAGTAGAACGAATTTCTTCTGGAACATCTTCATCATCAATAAAACCATATCCCTGTTTATTTTCCTTGACCTTTCTCATAACAGGTAGAATGATTCTTGCCATGGTATCATCGGCATTCCATGCGTCATAACCGTCAATATGAATAAACATATTACGGCTTTTTTTATCTTCAATCCATTGACAGAAATCTTTGACCCAAGTATTGGCTAACCATTCACCAATACGATCACGGTCCCTTTCAAGAACACAAAAATGCTCTAACCAATCAGCAATCTGATATGGTCCGATCCAATGTGTATATGGTCCAATGTATACTTTCATTCTTCACCCAATACTTCTTTCAATTTCAACATGGTTTGTTTAAGTTTAGAATCATTACTTAGAATTTTCCACTTATCACCATATTCCATTTCAAACAATACCTGACAATCAAGAAGTAGTTGTTTTACTTCATCATTCATAATATTACCTCAAGATTTTATCTCATATTGACCGAACTCATATTTAAATACTATTGAATATCCACGCAATAGTTCTTCGAAATTCTCTTGTTCTGCATATACCAATTTAGTAGTTAGGAAATCCCACCTTTCAGATAATTCTTCAGGAAACTCATAACATTTACCTTTGAAACTGGTATATACTAAAGGTTGATAGATATTACTCATCGTCTAATCCTATAACACCATCTTCTTCGGGGGATTCTAACATATAGAAATCACCCATGTCAACCACACGTTTAATCTTATAATAATTATAAGCACACTTCATGTATACTGGTTTACTTTCTTTTTGACCAGATAAAATAATACCCAAATCATCAGAATCATAGGTGGTTTTCGGTGTATTACTTTTCATTTTCTTTATACCATTGGTTAATAACTTGTTGAGTCTTACCCACTACATAAGGATCATTCAACGGAAGGAATGCACCGGAATCACCATTCCACGTTGCAAACTCACGATCATAAAAATCTATTTTACAATACTTAGGATATTGTTCTTGTAGATCACGCAATTCGTTTGCCCATTGTTGCCATTTATCGTCAGAAACGATATTTTCATCAAGGACATAATAGATACGGGAATGCACCAGCATCTGAGATCGACGCTGACGAATTTTGGATTGGACTTCTGCCTTGGTCAATGATTTCTGTTCGTCATCGGTCAGAAATTTACCAAGATCATGGAGAGTGGCGGGTTCAAAGAACGCATCAAGATTTGACATAAGATCACCATAACATAATTTAGGGGACCATTGTAACACAACCACACAGGGTTGTCAAGCCCTATAAATAATTCGTATTTTTAAATTAGGAGAATAATATGGAAGAGTATTTGGGAGTAATTAAATTGTTTGCTGGTAATTATGCGCCAGAAGGATTTGCATTATGTAATGGTCAAAAATTACCAATTAAACATTTTGAAGCTTTGTATTCTATCTTAGGCACAACTTATGGTGGAGACGGCATTAATGATTTTGCATTACCTAATTTGAGTTTCAAAGAAAGAGAATACTTTGTTAGAAATACTGAAGTTAAAAGATCCCACGAAACTGGTGATCCTGGTAATTTTGGATATTTGTGTGATCCGGTCGTAGAATCTAGGGAAATTCAGAAGAATTATTCTGAAGAACCAATTTATATTATTTGTATAAATGGTTTATATCCATCAAGAGCATAATAAAAAGGGGAACTTAGTTCCCCTTTATTTTTAGTGATGTTTAAATGTATTATATTGCTTTTGATTGAATGGAAGATTTGGTTCCACAATAATCCATATATCTTCTTCAGTGTCCACAAGGAAAGTATCGAACATTAGGGCATCAGTATCACCAGTATTAACACCACTCATACGAATCTTAGGTGGCATCCAATAACATTCTCCCGCGACTTTTCTTGCAGGTTTTGCACCGTCCATGTATAGTGTCATTTCACCAGAGACAACACAAGTTTGTCCACCAAAAGGATGAACATGAATAGGTGCCCTGGTACCCTTTTCTCTAAGTGTCTTATGAGTAAAGAGTGTCATCTTTCCAATCGTTTGATTCATTTCCATCGACTGTTCTTTTGCCAATGAAGGTTGCATTGGAAGAATTTCTCCGTTAATCAAATCCGAAACTGGTGGAATGTTTGGATTAGGAAGTGTTTCTGCGTTTGCAGTACTAAAACATAAAAGTAATAAAAATAGTTTAATCATATTTTTCTCCGAAATAAAAAAGGGGAACCGAAGTTCCCCTTCATAAGATTAGACGTAAGTTAATCTTAAATTTACTTAGCAATAAGACCACTGTCTACTGCTTCAGTTACTTCTTTGCCAATAAGGTTGCCAAATGAGGCAAACACTTGGAGAAGAACTCCTGCAATTGCTAGTGCCAACCATCCGAAGAACACAAATCCGTAATGGAGGGGAGCCACAAAGAGTTCCTCCATGAACCAGAAGGTGTGTCCCCATTCGTTGAGGCCAACATTAGGTAGAATCATGAAAGGACCAACCACAGTCACCAGGTAAGGCAGGGATAGACCTTCTGCAAAGAATGGCAGACGGGTCTTGGCATACAAGAATGCCGCAAATCCAGTGATAATGTAGATTGGGTATGACAGGTAGAACTCAATGATATGACTTGGAGTAAAATCAGTATCTCTTACGATAGTCTGATGCCAAGTACCATCCTGTTCAGTAAAGTATGATGCACCCCAGTAGATTGCATTTGCGTATGCAAACAACCATACAAGGTGTGTCATATTACGGCGGAGTTCTTCCCTTGGAGTAATAGCGGCAAGGTTACGATCCCTTGACTTCCAAATATAACCCCATAGAATACTTGCAGTTGTCACTTCTAGGACAATTTCTGTATACAAGAAATTCATCCAATAAGTTTCAAACTCTGGTGCGAATGAATCTAGTCCTGCAGCCCATCCGTATACGCCTTCATACCAACGTACCCAGAAATAGAACACAGCATAGATACCAAATGCAGCGGTCAACCACGCCTTATTGAGTAGTGGTGCCTCTGACGTTACAACATCTTTAGCAATAGTAGCCATAATTACCTCTTAACATCTTAAAGTTACACTTAAACATCCTTGTCGGGTTGGTGCGTCATCCTGTCACACCCCAAATCATCAATTTTATTTATACTGGATTATATCAATTTCTGACCATTTTTGTCAAGAAATTTTACCACTCTCCCGGATCAGTAATATCAATTTTAAATGTTCCCATTTGACCTTTTAGTGAAACTGGAACAGTCATTTCAATACTATACCCAATAGCACCAGGATGATACTCAAGTTCATAATTTCTGTCTTGAGGAAACTTATTCATAATTTCGAGAATCTTCTCTACATCCTTTTTATTTAATTGGAATTTTGTCATATTAGTAATTGAATGCCTCTACAGGAATAAAACCATAATAGGTACCATCTTGATAGTCAAAAATCTTTACTTTTTCAGCAAAAATAGTGCCATCACACTTTAATAGGTGGCGTCTACGGCAATTAACATCCCGTCTAAAACGAATGGGTTTCATTTTGTGGTCGACATGATATAGATTATAATAAACATATCGCCTTTGATATTTTTGAAGTTCTTTTTCAGAACAAATGAAATTCACAGTATCATAAATTTCATAATGCAAACCATATTTACCAACAACTGTATTTCTACCTTTAATTACAATAAACTTATTCTCATTCATAATTCACCAAATAAAAAAGAAACGTCCTTGTTTAAATCGTTCCTTCTTTGTTATTTAGTTACGAATCACACAGGGACCAGAAACACGGATCAAATCATTAGTACCTTTTTCCATAAAAAACCAACCATCAGTTTCATGTTCAGTCATGATCTTACCTGTTGACTCACCTTCATAATACTTATGATTTCCAGACCAGCATTCAATATGTCCACCTTGTCCAATTGCTTCAATCTTACCTAATTCCGCATCAGAACAACCGACCAATACCAATGCAAACAACATACTAACAAACTTCATATTTACTCCTTAATACCAAACGAAATAATAGACTCCCAACGGAAGGATCGCCAACCATCATCTTCAATCGACCAGACAGCAAGAGAAGTGTCGCTCTGCTTCCGTGTCTCCTCCTTCACCACCGACTCTGGGAGAAGTGAAGGCTGGAGAGTGCATTGTAGCAACCTCTCATCACCGTTGACTTTCTTAAACTTAACCTCAACCACATTAGTCTTTAACAGTTCCTTTAGATTCAGCTTCTCATCATCATTCATATCTATCACCATTATATCCTCAATATTTGATTCCAAGGGCTTTTCTCCCTTCTGTTTTATAATCTTCACTCATGTTAGACTTGAGAGCATGACAACACTTACATAATGTTTGCAAATTCAATGGATTATTATTTGACGGATTTCCATCAATATGATCCACATCTAACATACCATCCCAATGAATGGTTGTGGTACAAACGTAACCTAGTCTACCATCAATGTTCTCACAATAATCTTTTCTGTATTTACGATAAGGATGTTTTGAATTCTGGTAATCAGAATAACTCTTAAAACCCTTTTCGATAGCTAAAGCATTCTGATAATCATAATAATCAGTAAATCCCTTTTCTACAGCCAAAGCATTTTGATATTCCGAAATCGAAGAAAAACCAGCATTAACAGCAATGACCTGTCCCATGTTTTTCAATCCTCTTTTTTCAGCTGTAATTTTGGAATGACAGGATGAACAAATCTTTCTGAATTGTGGTTCTCCGTTTTTCTTATAAGAACCCATAAATTGACAGTCATTATCACAACCATCAATCGAACACTTGGGTCGGACACCAAGATCCAATCTGCTAGAATCTTTCATAGGATGAAAAATCACATTAGACATAATATCAATCACCATGGAATTTCCTTCATTTTATTTTCAGCTTGTTCAAGTGGAGTTTGATCTTCCACTTTTTCATCAACTTTTGTATACAAATCCAAGAATGCAGTTTTAGTATCTACATCAAACCGATTTACACAAAGTTCAATCGCCTTCATCTTATTCTTAAAGATAGAATAAGCTTTCGCAATATGAACCAATCGACGGGTTGAAATAAGTTCATCAATAGCACCTTGTTCAAAAGAGATACGAACCACATCAGCCCACTTAACAAGATTATCAACAAATTCCGGATCATCAATCAAAGGAGATAGAATCTTCTTTTCAGTCTTTACATCTGGATATTCTTGTTCAACAGTAATCGGGAACCTTTCAAGGAAGGCATCGTCAAGAATCTGCGAAAGATACCGACCTTCTTCTGATCCACGACCTTTGGTATTTGCGGTTGCAATGACGTTGAAACCTGGTGCTGGGTGGACCATTTCGCCTGATTTCTTGTTGAAGTATGGTTTTCCTTCAAGAATACCTTGCAGGCACATAAGCTTGTTTGAGCCACGATCCACCTCATCAATCAAAAGAACAGCACCACGTTTCATTGCTACCAGAACCGGGCCATCTCTATTAACAACATTACCGTTAACCAGAGTAGGACCACCCAATAGATCAGATTCATCAGTTTCGATAGAGATATTAACACGGATACACTCCCTATTCAGTTTTGCACATACCTGTTCAACCATCAAAGTTTTACCGTTACCAGAAAGACCAGTAATAAAGATAGGATAAAACATACTAGACTTGACGATATTCAACAGGTCTTTATAAAAACCAAAAGGTACATAATCAGGCCATACTTCAGGAACAGATGAATCAGATTCATCAATCAGTTTAGGTTGTCGAAGATGAACTACCTGAGCCATTGCTTCAACTGTTTCCGGAATAGTTACCTGGGGAGCTACCTGATTGGTACCTGGTAGTGAATACTCTCCACGACCTACCCGATAAGTTGATTTGGCAGTCAACCAGAATGGAAACTTAACACCTTTCTCCGAAACCACTTGGTCGATTTCTGCTCGGTTGACAATAACCTTATCACCAAGCACCTCTTTAACAGCTTGTAGAAAGTCCTTTTGATTTTGATTTAACTTCATAATATAAAACCTCAATTAATTTACATGAAAATGGTAACACATCCTTGTGTCAATGTCAACCACAGACTGCATACTCAGCGAGATCACGCCAGTTCTTGTCAGCAGACTTGCGAATCTTGGTAACCTGGATAAGGGTACGAAGCGACAAGTCTTTAACAGAATCAACAAGAGAAGCAATAAGATTGATTGCATCAGTCTTGAGTGACTTATCATATTCAGGCATGAAATCATCCTGATTGATAAGGAACCGCATACGGTCGACTTTCTGTTCATTAGTCATCGAAAGATCGACAGCCATTGAACGTGAGATAATGGCCTGGTCGAGCTGTGATGAAGAAAGATTAGAAATAAAGATAACACGACCTTTGAACTCAAATACATTCGGCAGATCATCATCACGAATATCTGCTTTGTAAGAGATAATACGCTTAGAATAAGAATCAAGCGCACCTTTTAGAATGTTAAGAGAAACAGGATCCTTGAGTACCGAGTCACAGTCATCAAATACAATAACACCGTTACGATTCTCATACAGAGTACGATACAAACCCTTGGCGGTCGAATAACCTTTGACTACAACAAAGTATTTCTTGCCGATAACATCACCAGGTTTGAAACCATCAAGAGTGGTAACGTCCTTGAAACCATTCTTAACAAGAGTCTGGTATACAGTGTGTGACTTACCAAGACCACCAGGACCAGTCACAACAACCGAAGCCTGGTCACCCTTGCCGAGCATTGATACCATATCAGAAACAAAGTCAAAACGCTGGTTAATAGTAAACCTAGACTCTTTGACTTCGATAGTCATTTCAGCCTTACGTTTTGCAGTCATACGAAAACCATTCTTAGGAACTCCACGAGCCATAATATACCTCACAATAAAATAATAAAAAAGAAATGTGTCAACGAATTTATGAGTCCATTATACATGAACTGGTGGGAAACGCAAGCTCTGATCGGGAAACAGAGTGCTAACTAGGAAGAAACAATCGACGGAGATCAATGGGATCGGTAGCCGTCATCATCCTCTAGGTTCTCATAGATGGCCCGGAATTCACCACAGGAACGATACAGGAACTTCATGGCCTTCAATTCCGGTTCAGACACATCAAGATCAGACAGGGATTCAGATTGTTTTAGGGTTTCAATACATTCTTGGAGATCAATAAGGGAATTATAAAATTGGCTAATCATTCTTCTTCTTGTTCAAAGAGTTCCTTAATAATAGTATGTCTTGCTGTAAAGTAAGAACATATATCCATTAATAAAATACAACTCATCAAAGTAATAAATTCTAAAAGTTTTCCTTCTGAAGTGAATCCTGCATTATAAAATATATGTGCAGAAATAAGATAGATTATTAATTTGACAAGTAGAAGCATAGATTACTCCAGTTTGATTTCTTTGAAAGTCCTTTTGCGTTTATCAAAAGGCATAGGCTTTTTGAACATAACAATATCCTTTCCACCAGCTGGTATGTATCCGGACACTTTTGACGTTTTCTTGTCAGTAAAAGTGTAGATATGGTTTGGGGTATCATCAGACCATTTTGTAGTTTCTAACAAATAAATCATACTGCAATATCCAACTTAACTTCATTGATAACCCATTTACCCTTAGTCTTGTCTAAGAGTTCTAAACAATAGGTTTCATCTAGCTCATTACCAAAAAAGAAATCAGCATGGTCAATATCGGTCCAACCATATTCAGTAGACCAATAAAATTCAGTAGCATCCCGATTCTGTAATGCGAACATCTTCATAACAACCTCCTCATCAATTTGTGGGACCATCCTAACACAACCGGCCAGGAAGGCAAGCCCCACCCATGAAAAATCAGAGTCCAGGATTGACCCAGACGTTTGGATTCGATTCTATATCACCAGCACCAAATCCTTCAATATGAATTTGCTTCAATATCCGGATTTGGTACTTGGCACCTTTCTTGATATGTTCCCGCATTTCAATATATTCCCATTCTGGTATGTTTTTCCATTCAGACCATCGAACATAATTGGCGGTGACTTCATCTTCACAAAACCACCGGCCTTGAAATATAACGTAATCGGGAACTTCTATACCCATTTAGAATTTAATCTCCAGGTTAACGATTGCTACAAATGGTTGACCTTGTAAAATAGCATACCGATTTGATGCGGCCGCATAATACTTTTCGTTAGTAACATTCTTTAGATTCAGACTCAATTTAGCATTCTTGGTCAAATCAACATATCCCATCATATCCATTGTGGTATATGCCGGCAATACAAAAGAGTTTGCAGTATCACCATATTTCTGACCAGAGTGCATAAACCCTATACCAAATCCCATTGGTAGTTCCCAGGCCACAGTATCATACATGGCCCATCCACCACCTTGATTCTTAGGTACTGATGGGAACTTATTGCCAATTAATGCTGGATCTAAATCTTTGGTTATAGAGCTATTTAGGTTCGCATAGTTACCACGAATTGATAACCCTTCAACCCAAGGTAGTTTATACATCCCATCCAATTCAAAACCATTTGTATTGACTTCACCAGTATAAGTAACATAATTTGGTGCATTAGGATTGGTAGTTTGTGCATTGGTTCTGTTAAGAGTAAACCAAGAGGCAGTAAACGAATAGTCCTTATCAATCAATTTAATACCGGTTTCAGTCTGATATGAATTTTGCGGTGGTGCATAACCCATATTGACCTGAGTTTGAGGCATAAAACCTTGAGCATAATCAGCATATACTGACAGATTAGGTAGAATCTTATACACCATACCAACATTAGGATTGACCTTTGTATTGGTTGGTGAATTGATTCCAGTTCCACTTTGATAGGTATGATTATAACGAACACCAGTATTCAGTATCCAATTATCCATCAGATACAATTCATCTTGTGCATATACAGCTGCATTTTGTTGACTAAATGCACCCTGAGCTGTGTTATCGTTACGACCACCTCCAGTACCACTATTACCGTTTGTTGCTGTTGCTGTTGCACCAGTAACCCAATTAAATCCAGCATAAGAAGGATTATAAATGTTCAAACACCAAATTGCATTAGTGGACGTACAAGTATCGGTACTCAACGGTACAGTAGAATTATTAACAGTATTAGTATTTGAATTGATATAATTAAAACCAGTAACGAGATTATTCTTTAATCCAAATAAGTCATATTTAAATGTAAAATAATTATCGGTACTCTCATACTGTTTTACTGTATTGAAATCATAATAACTTAGCTGTAAAATCTTGTTATTCACAAGATTATATGGCATCATGTATTTGTATACTCTACTATTAGACTGATACTTGAAATCGTGATGAAATGAGACTTTATCATCAACTTCAGTATTGAATTGGTAGCCAACATTGGTATTATTCAATCGAACAAAATCTTGTGGGGAAGCCATATTGGTTCTGATATTGATTGGTGCAGGACCAAAACCAACAGCAGGAAGATAACTGTCTGCACCATAATTCTGAGAATCATAAAGATTACGAATATCAAATTGCAGACTAGATTTCTCCCCCAATTTAAACATAAAGTTTTGACCGAAGAATCCACGCATCTTATCAGGCGTACTATTATAACCATTATTCAACCATGGGGTTTGTCCATTGGTAAATGTGGCCACAGTCCTAGACGCCATCCAATCGTTCACAGGAGTGGTGTAGGCAATGTTGGTTTTGGTGTACCCATAAGAACCACCATTCTGAGTGAATTCAAGAAGGGGATCATTCCAATTTGCCTTCTTGGTAACATAATTAACAAACCCACCTGGATCTGACAGTCCCATGGTTCCTGCATTAGGACCCTTAGATACTTCCATGTGGTCAACATCAAACCATTCAAAATCGGCCCATTCTAATTCCATTTGACCGTCAATCTTGGTACCCCAATCATCGTCAATCTGGAAACCACGAATCATAAAATTACTACGATTCGGGTCAGAAGCATTGGCATTAATATCAATACCAGAAACACTATTCTGCATAGCCTGATTCAAAGATTGTGTACCACGATCCTTGATTGTTTCTTCATTAATGATTTGAACATTTCTTGAACTATCAATAGGTAAAACGGGAATACGACCACCAACTGTGGTTAGTGTATTCATGTCAGCCTGATGATAATTATCACCCCATACATCGACAGGTTCTAGTGTATGGATATCTAAAGACAAAGCGATACTAGGGGCAATAAGAAGCCCCAAAATTAAAATAATTTTTTTCATGTAATACTCCTAAATTTTGAAGTATGTAACTATTGCTCCTGTTAATAATACAAGGAATCCCCAAGTGCCTAAGGCCTTATAATAAGTTTTCAATGGTGTATTGAAATACTTGTGACCGATAATGACACATTTATGGGTAGGACTCAATAGATACGCTGAGAAATCTACTGCAAAAAACCATAGAAAATACTCATGTCCGTAGACTTGAGACATTAATACAGCAATCGCCGCAAACTTACCAGAACTTCCCATTAAGAAGCTAGCAAGAAAACCAATAGCAGAAATTGTCGCCAGACCGGAATAGGTGTGAACATCAATACCAATATTAAGAATAAGATTATGAAAATCTTGCTCGTGGGTTTTAATGTAGTTTCCTAAGACAATAACTGCACCAACAATAGTCAATACATTCCATTTAACATATCCCAACAGTTTCCTAGGAGACCATTGTTGTGTAATAAGAATATAATACATTGTCAGCAATCCAAAACATACAATATGGTCGATACCATATACATACGCTCCGATTGCAAGGAACATAGGTATTGGATCTCTCAATACTGAACTGATTTTGAAGTTCCCAGGTGTGATTGGTACTTCTTCATCATGTACCTGGTGCCAAATGTACCATGTAATGAATACCAAACTAACAATCAACATGGGTGCAATTAAGGTGAGCCAGCCCCAATATGTAAGACCAAAAGCCGCAATAGGTAGAATAACAGTTTTCTCTAACGGTGACCACATATAATAGTGGTGTGTCGCTAGATAGTCCACGATTCCTAACTTTTGTCGGCCATGACAACATTTTGGAGCCACCGTATCAAGTAACCCAGCTGATACAGTAACTCGACCTTCAATCGGCAGAATACCACCGATTGCGCTTAGGATAACTACTACGAATTTATTACTGCGGAATGTATTCTTAACATAGGCGTAAGCCGGGGCAAATAGTTTATACTCCTTTGCTAGTCCGGCAGAGATCATAATGAAGAATATCATCCACAGATATGAAATATCCTGAAACAGGACATTGTATATCTCCATAGTATTTTCCTCTTTTTAAATTGACCAAATGGTCACAAGTATATATTACAGCTTGACAAAGACATTTCCACTTGATACCATGGCTATGTCCTCCGTTGATGAGATTAAGTACCAAGAATTAATAGAGGTTGCTTATTATCATGATAATCATTACCAAGAGGTTCCACCATGATATTATCCACAGAGAAGAATTCAGAATCTTCATATGATGCCATAACGTCACGGTTAAGCATTGTAGGTTCAAACTCAGCCATAACTTGAAGTTTGTCAAGCAGTTCACGATATGTCATTTTACTTCTCCAGATTCTTAATTTCAGATTCAATAACAGTCAAGGTCTTTTGTATTTCTTGATATTGCTTATCAAGCTTAGTTTCCTTTTCATCATACAGATATTGGTTAGTGGGATCCTGTTTAATCTCACTATGGTTTGTGGCCACCTTATCAATAAACAAAGACAGACCAATAATACCCAAAACAATAATCACAGTGTTTTTATTCATAATTATCTCCAAGTTCTATGTTTTTCAGCGATATGTTCCATACCATCAAATTCCTCAATTTCCCAATCAACATCATCAGGAATTTCTACAATTTCTAATTGGGCATAGCCACCATTCGCTTGCCTACCTAATTCTTCAACCACTTGAACTAATACTGGATCATCTCTTCCTACCTTACGAGGACAGAAAGTTTGTTCTTCATAGATTCTATTATGTTCAATACGATCTTCAAAACTCATAGAATAAAAATCTGGTCCACTTTTAAGAATCATACGATCTTCTGGTGCAACCAACCAATAACTATCACCCCATTTATCAGGTTCAACCCATACTTGTTGTCCCTTAATTTCTAGGTATCGAAGAACAGCTTTTCTACTTAAACCGAAACCACCGTAGCATTCATTGATCACAATACGAGTCATATAATCCTCTCAACAGGAACAAAAATATCAGAAACAGCTTTAAAACTTACTGTAATAGTGGTACGACAATTATTATACCACTTTACTGTAAATCCCCCAGTAGAATTTTCATATAACTTATTTACTAGAAGTTCATTTGTCAGTCGTATAACCGTATTTTTCATATCATGGATAGTAGGTACTCCTGATTTGTATCCACCACGACAATCTTTGTCTGCAAAATTCCATGTCCAATTAAGAGCAATCATTATTTTATGAATACTTTCAAAATCAACTTCATTCACAACTGATTCAATAATCTTATCATATGGAGTTTCTGGTTTTACTCTATATTCATCACCCAGATTCCAAGATGGTTCACGTTCACTTAAATCAAGCCAGTCTTTAAAAATTTTAGAATAATACTGAATCTCTTTACCTTCTGCCCAAGCATGGATAATGTCAGCGTGTTTATGTCTATTATTCATTTCTCATTTCCTCAACTAATTTACGTTTCTTATTCATATCCCAATCAATATAAACACAGGTACAAAACTGGAATTCAAATACCGTTTCATCAATAGGCAGGTAATCGAATTCGTGACAAAAATGCTTGAATTCTCCTGTTAATACCTTACCATGATGGTGCAAACAATCATCATTGAATTCATCCCAATTACTCATCTTCGGCATCACTGGTAACACCAACCCAATCTGCCTGTTCAAGCAATTCCTCATCGGAAAGGTCATCAAGAAAGTCAACAGTTCCATTATAATAATAATCCATCAGATCATCAAGATCAGCATTATCAGTCATCTGATTGGCAATCATTTCGATAAGGGTATTACGATCAATCTTCATATTAAACTCCTACTTCAACTTCATTAAAACATTCAATACAATTAAGAACCCGATCAGATTCAGCCATATAGAATACATATTCTCCAAGTTCTACACGATCAGCCGAATCAACATACTCAAAACCACCATAATACTGTAGTGAACGATCATTATACTTTGTAACCGCAATACAATCACCATTCACATATAAGGTATAACCAGCACGGCTATCAAGACCAAGATTCTCTGCCTTGGTCTTGGTCATGTGGTCAAAAACAAAACTCTCTACTGTGTGGTTTACACTATCAACCAAAGTATAAACATTATCAATATCTTTCATAATATAATCTCCTAAAAAATCAATGTGTTGTCTCAAACTATGGATACATTCTAACACAACCACGGTGGATGTCAAGAGGCTGGACGGCAACCAGGAAGAAACAGAGCTGGCAGGATTTGTTAGCGGCGGAGGGTGAAGTTCTGCAAGGCAGAGTGACAGACAATAAAAAAGGACGCAACCAGGAAGGAAATGCGTCCCTAAGTCATTGATTTTATTGTGTTAGTGGTGCGTCTTCCGAGTCATCATCGAGCACCACGACCTCTTGAATGCTAAGAGACTTTTTAAGATCAATTTCCTTATCAATAAAAGCCTTTGCGGCCTTTCGAGTTTTGAAAACAGTAACTAATGTGGCAGAATGTGACCTGCCAGCTGTCAACCATACTAGATAGACACGCATATTTTAACTCCAAATTATATAAATAGTAATATCAATAATTTGTTCATCAACAGCATTATAAGTGATAAGACAGTTACCCTTACCCTCATCCACTGGTTCAATATACCAATTATGATATAAAAGTGTAATCTTTACTTCTTGGGATTTATATACTGGTTTCAAACGGTATTCATCATTTTCATACCATGTAGGATTTTTATCATCCATCCATATGAATTGTGGTTCTTTACGGGTGGGAACCACATCATATTGTTTTACACTTCGTTGAATCTTTGCACCTTTAGCCCATGCAATAATATATTCATAATGTTTGTGTCTAACTTCTTCCATTATTCTTCCTCAAATTCATCAATATAATCATAGATAAGGTCAGGGAAATTATACCCTGCTTCCTTCAACATATCAAGAGTGTTCTTAATATCTTCTTTGTTGTTAAGAATAAAAGTTTCACCATCATAAGGTAGACCGATAGGACCAAATACACCATGTTTTTCTATCCATTTAGACCTAATGTCATATTGTCGAATCCATTCTTGGACATTTTCTTGTGTCATTTCAGATTCCAACATTTCCTTTGGTGCATCTTCCCAATTAATAAGATGCCTTCCTGCAACATGAATATAAAGACCTTCTCCACCCTCATAAACATATAGGTTCGAATCTCTACCATTATCACAATGTGTTGACCATCTACACCAAGACATTACAGTTCCTTCTTATATGACAATTCTTCAAACATATCAAATAACTTACCAAACTTCAATTCATATAACTGGTGCATACCCAATAGTGTATTAGAAATCTGATCCTTTGTCAAATCCTTTTCCACTACTGCTTCGAATAGTGTATTAATATCCTTTGTTACATTCCAACAATCGAAAATCTGTTGTTCAAATGAGAACCTATCAACCTTTTCACCAATCATATTATTTCTCCTTACAATTATCAAAATGATACCTAGTCATATTTGGACCTTTGCCAATTCTATTGCAATATGGACATACTCTCTCAACAAAAACCATTTTCTTCCCTTTATTAATTTCTCTTAGTTTATTTTTGGTTTCTTCTGAATGTAATTTTCCCTTGTGATTTTCAGACATTAGTTTTCTTGTTTCTAATGTTCGTATTTTACCTCTATTAGCATTTCCTATTTTCTTTCTAGTTTCTTCAGACGGTATCCAACCAAGACAAGATTTTCTTCCTTTAGATTTCTCTCCTATTCTTCTTTTGGTTTCTTCGCTTCTTTTTAAACCAATATGTGGATTAGGATTATTCTTTAAAAACTCTCTCTTAGATTCACTCATTTTCTTACGAATATCTTCAGTATAATATTCTGATATGCTACCGCCATCTAATCCATTTTCTGGTATGAGATTTGCCCATTCATCACTTTTAACAATATCTAATACTTCACTAACAAATTCTGCAAATTCAACTAAATCGTCTTTATTATGGAAAACTTCACTAATCCAGATATTAGTCCAATTATTACCGTGTTTCTTTAAATGTTTTTTCCAATGTTTTCCAGAACCCGGATATGATTCAATTAAATCAAGTTTGGTAGTTTTGTGGAAATACTTCTTTCCAGTTTTATTGTGTCGTTTGATTAATAATATAGTGGGGATATAAATATCCATAGCTGATACTCCGTTATAGTATTAGAATAGGTGGGAACTGCAATTCCGTGACCTATATCTATTTATAATGGAATATTACTCAATATTCAATACCAAAATGTTCTAAAATTGAATCGTGACAAGCCATTGCCTCAAATGCTCCTTCTGACATATCTTTATTCATATAGGTATATCTATGTTCGCAAATACTTGCACATTCTTTGACAATCAATTCGGCAAACTTTTCTCTCCAAACCTTGTCTACTGATTGGCAGACCGACAAAATTCGCCAAGGTTCGGCGCGCAAGCACATTTCTTCCGCCTGTTCAGCAAGTTCTCTAATCTTTTCATTCATTACAGTTTCTCCACAAAATGTCTTTCAAGATTATGTTCCTTTACATATCCCCAATAATTATAATGAATATATCCCCTAGACGCAAGTAATGCAGAGATAAACAATCTCATGATTAATGATAACTCAAGAACAGTAATATCATCTTGCGGAACATACATATATTTGGTCTTATTATCCTTACCATAAAGGTAAAGATCACCAATAGGTGTTGTAAATGAAACTGCTTGAGCGTCTGCAAAAGTAAATGTAGTATTTCCAGTATATGAAAATGTTGGAGTATCGGTAACTTTACTCATAACTTTTGACACTCCTTCTGCCACTTAGTACCAGAAATAGGATGCCAACATTCCTGATAACCATTTTCAATATATTGTTTAGTGGTTTCTCTGTTTGTCAATATTCCTGTTACAATACAAATAGTGACACCAACAATCAACAAACTGAATAAAATTACACCAAATTTATCGTGACTATTCATTACAGTTTCTCCACAATATCTTCACCAAATTGACCTGTCTTATGACAGTAAATACCATTACTGGTATACACACCACCAGTATACCCTTTCTGATAACATTGTTCGTTTATATGAACACTCATAGGCATTCCAACAAAAAGAATAATAATCATTGCAAAAAACAATAAACCCAAAAAACCAAAGAAAACTTTATCAAACCATGTATCAAACATTACTTATCTCCAATTACAAACTAATATAAATACATATTATACACCAAACTAGGTGTTTTTGTCAAGCACAAAAAATGCCATTCACAGTCCTGGCAGACTTAATGGCTCTAATACTAAACAGGAGTATCAGCAATGAATATTTATTACGTATATTTTTATCTCAGAGAAGATTTTACACCTTATTATGTTGGTAAAGGTAAAAACAAACGAATGTATTCATCAAATCACAGAATTAAACCACCAAAAGATAAAAATAAAATAATAATAGTTCAAGATAACCTTACAGAATTACAATCATTCATATTAGAAAGATATTATATCCGTTGGTTCGGCCGAAAGGATAATAGTACTGGTATACTTCGTAATATGACTGATGGTGGAGAAGGTGCATCCGGTACAATAATATCTGAAAAAACAAGAAAACAAATAAGTCAAAGGTTAAAAGGCAGAGTGCGAACCCCAGAACATAGTAAAAAATTATCAGAATCATTATTAGGGAAACAACATTCTGAAAACACCAAACAAAAACTGAGAGAATCTTGGATTACTCGTAAACTAACCGATTATACTGGACCAAATAAAGGTAAATTATTTACTGAAGAATGGAAACAGAAATTAAGAAAACCTAAAAATCTAAGTGACGAACAAAGAAAAAAAATGTCCGATAGGTTAAAAGGAAAAGAACCATCAAATAAAGGAAAATCCAAATACTATTATATTGATCCAAATGGTGATATATTTGGATCAGCCCCAGCTGCAGCTAAACACTATGGATACAAATCAAAAACCAGTATATGTTCCCTATGTGATGATCCGAAATCAAAATGGAAAAAGGTATTGATTTCGGATCATATAGTTACCTAGAAGCATAAAAAATATGGTCACCAATGATGGCAGTTTTCTTCATGGAAACATTCCAATATGGTGACGCATAATTTGCATGATAATGGTCAGTCGAGGATAGGTTTCGTACCCTCACTCCGTTTAGGAATGCCCTTACCGCATCCTTTGATGCCACCCAGGCAGAACCTCTTGGTTTCTTTTGTTCTTTCAGAGTCCAAGAGAATTGTTTATCCGCATGGATTACATTACAGAAACTATACCCCCATTTACCTGTCTCTGCTCGATTATAAACCGTCTGTAATACTGCGATCTTGCCAATATAAGATTGGTGTCCAGATTCGTAAAATACATTTTCAGCTAAACAAGTAAATTCCTTTTTATCAAACAATACAATTCTAGTCTTGTTATTATACAACCTCGGACCATTATATGTATTGATCGGGACCGGTGTTACCTCTGGTACCTTCTCAAGCGTTACCTCAACCTCACCTCGCTTCTCCAACCTGGATACTCTCTTTTCCAACTTAATGTCTGCAATAGAATTGGCCAACAGACCAACACTCAACAGAATAATAATACCATAATCACTTGTTTTCATAACTCACCAACTTGATTTATAATAAAACTCATACTGGTAAATCGGATGAGTATAAGACTTAGTTCCCAATTCTTTTGCTTGATTATAAGCATCAATAAGTGGTTGCAACATTCTCTTGGTATCTTCCAAGTCTGAAAAATACCAATCATCAATAACAGTATTGCCAAAGAAGAATCCTTCATGTGTAGGAAGTTTATCTTGAGCTACCTCAGCACTACCTGATTCCAGTACCTCACATACTACCTCATATAGTTCCTGAATAGATTCTGAACTGACATAGTATTCCTTACAATCATCTTCACCTTCTTGGACATTCTGAACAAACCAATTATGGATTGCATTAGCCTTGCGCCAATAACCTACCCGATAACTAACCTCTTTCACACTCCATTCTGGTACAAAGGGTGCAACAATATCCTTTACCTTGGTGCTCAATTCCTTATCTGCATCACCATATTCAGAAACATACCGTTTTGCAGTAAAATACATATCAAGACCCATTACTTTTCTCCTTTAATAACTTTATCAATCATTTCATCAAATTCACATAAACAATACTCAAATTCATCAATAGTTTCATCAATGGGCAAATAATCAAACTCAGGACACCAATGTTTATATTTACCTGTTAATACCTTACCATGATGATGAATACAATCTTCCTTCCATTCCTCAGAAATAGGTTTTAATTCTGTTATTTCCATTAGATTATCTCCCATTCCCAAAAACCATCATTTTCATTAAATTGATATTTTTTAGATTTATTACTGATAAGAATATAATCCCATTCTTCCGAATTTACTATATTCCTACTCTTCCAAATCATTTCTTCCGCATCTTTTTTGGATGATGGTCTATCATTGAATGTTCTAATACTACCGTCAATTTTATTGACGATTGTTAGTTTCATAATTAAACCTCCTCAACATCATCAATATCACCGAATTCTCGGTCAATTTCTTCAATATCACCGAAATTTCCTTCCATGAATTCAAGCCGGGCTTCTTCAAGGGTTTCAGCCTGAACAATGGTGGTAAAGTATACGGTTTCACTAAAAGTAACTTTAAACTCTTTCATAATATAACTCCTAAATTAAAAATCAATGCGTTGTCTCAAACTATGGATACATTCTATCACAATCCCAGAATTTGTCTAGCCCCTAAATGCGAAACAGACTGTTTCTTATTCGGAAACAATCTGTTCTGGTGTCGCTTTGGTCTTTTTGGTTCGGCGCCGTTTTTTGGTGGAAATTGGTTCTGTAACTTGTTGATTTTGTTGAGGTGATTCTACTGCCTGGCGTGTCTGGCGTGCTTCTTTGGTGTTTTCCTTGCTGACTGTCTTGGAATTCAAGGAGGCGCGCTCTATTGTTTTGAGTTCAAACAAATTAGAAAGCACTAATGCAAGGTCTTTGTGAGTCGTGGTTCTGCTGTATTTCCCACCATAACAGCAAATTGTTTTTGTGTTATTATACAGGAATGGTACCGTGTTAATAATGTTTATATGACCCGATGGCAATACTTCGTGGGTGAATCCTAATTCAGCAAATTCGTCTTTTGTCATATTAGTTTACGGTATTCATATAATGAACAACAACCAAAAAAAGAGCATGGATAAAATCCACACTCTTTCCGAGTAATACTTTGGTGCCGGCTGGATTGACTATTGACCCACCAATCCAAATTAAAGCAATCATTCTACTCAACATATGACACCAATACTATTTCATTTTGATTTCTTTTAATTCTTCTGCACCGTCTTTGATAAGCTTCTTTGCTTGATAGGTAGTAATAGGATATAGTTTATTTCTCTGGACTTTGTGGTATGTTCCATTAATTTTTCTTACTCGCATATACTTTCTTCTACTACTCTACTACTAACTAACTTTTATTACTATTGGCAACCAAGATAGTCCTTCCTTTAAAGGGAACAGACTATTTGGTTCATGCCATATAATAGTATCTTCGCCTATGTATTCACTCAAATAATACTCCGTATCTTTGGAATTCTTGGATAGATATTCAGTACCATATTCTGAATATATTCCAATTGTCCATTTAATTCCTAACATTAATCAATGTTACTCCAACTGGTCAAAGAGAATCGGAGAGTAATATAAATCCTCTGACCCGGATACTCCTGATACGTATTCACATGAAAACCACCACATTCCATGTTGTATTCTTTGGTAACAGTCGGTAGTTCCAACATACCACGAACACAATCCCTGATTATTCTACGGGCATAATGACGCATTTGACCAATAGACGGGACTCCATTAGTATTCCACCACTCCCATTCAAGCAATTCCATTACCTTATGACACTTTTCAAAGTCAAAGTAATCAATAATCTGTTCAATATCTTCATCCAAATCAAATACTTCACTCATGGTTATTCCTCTTGTTTTTTCTGGTATATTGTTTCTTACTCTTAAAAGTAACTGCCTTATTTACTTTGTGTGCAAATTTTGCAACAGGGTTATTGATATTCAAGTTCATGTCCCTCATTCATTATGTCACAATCATCAATAGCGAGCCACTTATCTTCATAAATGTCTCCGATATAATCTTGCTGGTATTTGTCAAAGATTGCATAACCCTTTTCAATACCCTGATTATCTATTACTACATCAACACTATAACGATTAAACATACTTAACGCTCCAATTCTTTAATTGTTGTTCCAGAATCTTTTTCTGCTTTTTCGTCAGATTAAGATTGTGCAAGGTATTAGCCATTACTGAATTAAAGTAACCGTAAGCGTAGGCATAACTTTTTTCACCGACACTTTCTACCGCACGCTCAAAACTAAGCTTTTCCAAACCATCAACAAAATCAACAATTTCAATACTCATAATATAATCTCCAATTATTGTGGGAGAACCCTTCTCTCACTTCATGTAAACTATTGTATCAGAAGGACGGAGGAAGTCAACCAGTCCGGACAGCTCATTTGTGAAACAATGCTGGCAGGTTTAGTGAACAACCGTCCGTGAGTCCGTGAGAGTCTATGCTCACGGACCCTGGTTGGATGCAAGGAGGAAGGAATTGGTGCGGTAAATGATTGATTCCTAATAGCCGTTGGCCAGTTCGGAGAGTGCTTTTGCCATGTCCTTTGCGTCCTCATGGGATAGGGATAATACTTGTTTTCCGTCTGATATAATGTTAATCACCGGAAACCCATCATCATTATATTCCTTTGATACCACATATTCAATATCAGTATCACCGAGAATAAGAATAGACTTAGAATATATCATATTAATTGCCTCTCAGAGCATTCCGATAAGAGAGAATATCAACCACAAACAGAATACCGAATAACGATAGGAAATGGGCAGTATTATCAATGGGAGATATACCAGCGGATATCATAATGAAACCAAATAACTGATACAGAATAAAAGTGACAATAAACATTAAAACTCCTATATAATATAAATAGTAATACCAATAAAAAATGGGTATCACGATGCTACCAACATCTATACCCTCTAATACTGTTAAGGAGTATCAGCATGAGTATATATGCTCAAATCAAAACTTGTTCAAAATGTGGTATTGAAAAATCAACGACTGATTTTTATAAATCTAAAACAACAAAAGACAAATTAAATGCTTGGTGTAAATCCTGCGTTAAAGATAATACACATAAAAACTATAAATTAAATGGTGACCGAATAAAACAACAAAAAAAGGATTATTATAATAAAAATAAAGAAATTTGTAATGAAAAATGCAGGTTATACTCAAAAAATAATAGAAAAACTATTAATGAGAATAAAAGAAAATATCACAATAATAGAATTTCTATTGATCCCCTGTATAAATTAAAACACAATTTAAGAACACTAATAAGAAATAGTATTAAAAAGAAAAAATTCCATAAAAATACAAAAACACAAGATATATTAGGTTGTGATTATAACACACTAAAAGAACATTTGGAAAACCAATTTGATTCTAATATGAATTGGGGTAACCAAGGAACATATTGGGATATTGACCATATAATACCAACATCATCAGCCAAAACGGAAGAAGAATTGATAAAACTCAATCATTATACCAATCTCCAACCATTAGAATCATATTATAATAGATATGTGAAGGGGTCTAATATTCAACCACCTCCTTAATGAAATTCATAATCCCTTGAATTATAATAAATGTTGCCATTAGATAGAATATATCCCATCCGTGAATACCATAATGTCTACTCATAATGAATCCAATGGCCCAGTAACCAACCAAATCAACAATAAATGAGCCCCATTTTTTCATTATTCTACTCCATAATGTAGTTTAGCGGCTACCAATACATCATTAATACTGATGAATGATTGTTGTTCTGCTACTGCCTTTTCAGTAACCCTTTTGCAAGGCAATAATAGTAGTCGGGAAGTAAAATCTTGGAATAGGGTATGACTTCTGAAACCACTCTCAATCTTATCTACCCGAGCGGTAGTAATCAGATTAGTACCTCTCTTATAAGTAGCTACTGTCAATTCCAGTTTATCACCAAAACGAACCGAATCTTCAGCAGTCCAACCCAATGATTTTGACTTAAATACTTTCATAATATAATCTCCAATTAAACTTTAATATAATCATTCAAATCAATTCTAATCAAGGCACGATATTCCTTGATACTAATCAAACCTTTATCCCACATTTCAAACAACCACCGGATCCAACCATTGAATACCATATTCGGTGTATCTTGATATTGTTTAACGGGGTCAATAAACCTATCCATATACTGATTAACAAAGATTTTCTTTTCAAACTTTGTCATAATAATCTCCAATTACTTATAGCAGACAGAATAGTTTACTACCTTTGTGAGATAGGTTTGCGTATTTTTCATAACTGCTTCTGCAAAATCTACTGCCTTATCAAAGGATTTAAAAGCTGTACCGACTTCCTTATTAAAGTCATATTGCGGTTCAAAATCGCAATGGTATTCAAGGGTGACGAAAAACTGTTTATTTGTATTCATAATATAACTCCAAAATTCAATGGTTGACTCAATTTATGGTGTTATTGTCTCACAAAAAAACGATCCTGTCTAGCCCAAAAGCGTGAAGCAGTCTGCTTCGCCAGGAGAAACAATCGGGACTGGTGGGTGACGGGTGCTGGCAGGAAATCAGACAAAATCGGTGCTGCAAGTGATTGATTTATAAGAGCAGAATGGTGCACCAGGTGTGTTCTGGTACATTCTAGTCAATTTGTCTTGCTGGGTGCTCCAGGATACAAGGAGGTGCGCCAGCAGAAATGAGAATTATTCTTGTTTAGGATGCCCGAGCATTATTTTTCTATGGGGTTTTCCACCAATATCACGGGTATAGTAATTGGTACCCTTTTCTTTTGTTACCTTTTTGCCTGATAATAGTTTTTCTGCTCTGTCTGATGATACTTCTGGATGCCCTTGGTTTCTGGATATCTTTTCTACTGCTCCAGATACTTCAGCCCATGCTCTTTTTTGAGTATTATCTTCCAGATTAGTTTTCTTGAAATCGGCAGAACCTTGTTTAGTACCATCAGAACCAGCTGCAATTAGTTTTCTGCCATGAGATTTCTTGTATATTGAAACGGCAGTCAATTTACCCTTTCTTTTGGTTGCTTTGATTAATCCATTAGTAATATCATGATGAATTGCTTCGGATTCTTCTTTGGAACCTGATTCTAACCCAGCATACCCTCCAATGGTACTGTATGAATTATGGAGCATATCATGTATTTCCTGACGGTGTTTCTCACGAAAATCTTCATGCTCTGGATTAATACCGATAGACAATACTTTTTCAGTAATAAAGAGCTTGAATGATTCCATGATAGTGCCGTAAATAATAGTATTTATTATTACCAGCAATCCGGATCAAAAATTTCCGGTTCAAATTCAATATCTTCATCATCCAAATCTATATTCGGATTGAAATTACCATATTTCTTATTATACAACCGACCATTATCAAGGATTTCATCCTTTGAATAGTCATACTCAGTTCCGTTATAATCTTTATAATTTGTCATTTTACTATTTCCTCCACACTTCTAATTTCTTCAAAATAATTATCAATTTGTTCTGCACCAGCAAACTGGCCTTCATAAAATAATTCTTTTGCTTCTTCAGCAGAATCAGCTTCAACTTCGGTTGAATACCATACCGTTTCTGCCCATTGAATTTCAAACTTTGCCATATTCATTATCTCCTAATTAAGTATAAACCTGGAATCCACCAAACTGGATAATCTTTTCTTCAACCCGATAACCAGCATCATCGGTATATTCATCAAATTCAAAACCAGTATTGAAATCCTTTTTAAAGGTCTGGAATACTGCCAGGCCTCTAATCTGTGCAGTAGTATAAGATTTATCCCGAATATCTGACTTCAGAATACAACCAATACTACCAGAATCTACAGAGCAAGAATAACCAAAATCGGTATTATATACACCATCACCATAATTGGTAGAATATAGTGCAAACTTACGGCCATCCTTTAGTGTAAACTCACCTTCTAAACCACGACCTACGGAATCTTCTGGATATAATAGTTCACATACTTCATCCCATACATCGTGCATTACATACGCCAAATCACCAATATAGTATTCACCTGATTTCATCATAATATATCACCATTCAAATAAAGAAATAACAAAAGCACCCAGAGACAATACTGAAAAGGTATTCACCTCTGCTGGATCATCCCGGCGAGTAAAGGCAATAAAAAGGAATACCAGAAACATAACAATAAACAAATCATTAACCATAATAATCTTCAAAAACTACACCAATACCTTTACCCATCCAAGTATTAACTTCACCATAATACATTTTGGTATAATCACCATTAGTATCGCGGTAGATAACAGTATCATAACCCAATGATTTATACTTGTCCAATACCCTTTCGGCATCATTAGTAATGGACATTCCATCACCATTATCTTCCAACCATACTGTTTTAGTTTTCAAATCATCAGTTATTTGTCTATAGGACATAAATCACCTAAAATTAAGATTCTACCGGAAATACTTCAAGAAGTTTTTCAGTAAGTAATTCAACCAGTTCTGGATCCCTATAACCATAATTGTCGGGAACATTAAGATTGTATACAGGTTTATCATAACCATATTCCTGCATCATATTCTTAACCATAGTTTCCTGACGATTATCCATTACTACTACAGAAGAACACCATTCTAACAATACTTGGTCAACCAATAACAGAGCATATTCATCATTCAAACCAGCAGCGCGGGTATTATGATTCCAAGGATTATTGGAAAGGATCCAGGCGCAAGTAGGTGAACGAAGTAACCCAGCAGAACAACATACCAGAGTCCTAGGGTTTTCATTCTGATACATATTGTGACAATTTCCTAAACGATTTCTTGTTGACATTTTAAATTTCCTCTTGATTTCTTAAACTATGGGAAGATTGTATCAGAACCGTGGAGGATTGCAAGCTCTCCTAGGGAAACAGTCTGCTAACTCTGGTGAAACAGTAGGTCACCGGCGTCCTTCGGGAAGGTTGATCCCCAATCCGCAATAAATTGCTTGTTGGTTTCTTCATTAATACCGTCTACCGAAGCAATATAGTATTTGATACCATCATATTCATCATTAACCTGTACAATACCAACATTGTTACGGCCACAAAACCACATTACATCAAGTATTTCCATTATACGACCTCAATTAGACCAGATTGCAACCAGAATTTGCGTTGGAATTAACACAAAAGACAGTAGAAACAACCAAGTAAATATAGTTCCAAGGATATCAGATACCTTCCTATTCACACTTGTCACATTATGAATCATTGCTCCCGCAAATAAAAACACCACGGTAAGCAAATATACTGTATTGGCGATTTTATCAAACATTATGCAGCCTCTTGGTAAGGGTCCTTATACTTTTCTTCATTAATAATAAATTCAAGGTCATGCCAATCACCATTATAGCATACTGACCATACATTATCTTTGGTGAAAAGGTATTCATATTCATTATATTGATGATTCTTTTCATAATCATCAAAATCAGTATAAGCACGAGCTTCGGTTAATGCTTCACCACGATAAGCATAATAAGTGGTATACTCTTGGTTCTCAAATGATACCGGAGTATCCGATACCTTTGGACGTAGTGAAGAAATATCACCGTTTGAAAGCAGATTCTCTACTGCTTCACGGGTGTTATAGTATTTCTGAAGAATAACACCATTATGTGAGATA